AAGGAACTGAAGGAGCGCAGGGAGGACGAGGAGTGGCTGATGAAGAATCACTATAACACCCGCATCCATATCCATCCGAAGGCGTTCACAATCGACCATGATTACCAGCCGTGTGTACCTCATGAAACGCTCCACGCCGCTATCACCGCCGCACGGGGGAAATGAAGATGCTGAAGAAATCAGAATGGTCTGTTATCGAATGGGCCGCAATACGCTGGTGGCAGGGGTATAGGCCGTATGATTGGAATATAAAGAAACACCTTTTGTCACCAACAATCAATATGTCCAGTCCGAGAGAACACGATTTAGCGAAAGCAGTAGTAGAAGCCATCCGGCGGAAATAGGGGGAGGAGAGATGAGTAAAGATAAGTGCCTGTGTGACATCAAGGGATATGTTACTGAGAGTTGCAATGAACATGCTTACTTACTCAAAGAAATAGAGTGTCCTCAATGCGTCCGCTTCCGGGAGAAGTTGGACCGGGAGAAGATGGCGAAGGTGATCCATCGTAATGACCATGAGTGTGCCGAGTCGCTTGACTGGTGGAAAGAACAAGGGGAAGCGAGGGAGACATACCGGAGACTCGCCGATGCCCTCATCAAATATCTCACCGAGTAGGAGGAAACGTGGAACTGATAACGAAAGCGGATGATCCGAGACTTACCGGCAATGATATCCTCAACGGGTTAGTGCCGGGTGATCTCGTGACGGAATCTTTACGCGCCGTGTTGAAGGAACGGGATTCCGCGAGAGCGGAGAAGGAGGGGCAGGTGTGCGCCATGAAGCCGCCCATTGTCTGTATCTGCGGATCAACGCGCTTCAAGCAGGCGTGGATCGCTGAGAACGCCAGGCTTACCGGTGAAGGAAATATCGTCCTTGCGGTCGGGCTGTGGGGGCATCACGAGCGTGTTTTCCCTGACGCGGAGACGAAGAAGAAATTGGATGAACTTCACCTACGTAAGATCGACCTATGTGATTGGGTGTGGGTGCTCGACATCGGCGGGTACATCGGCGAAAGCACACGGAACGAAATCGCCTACGCTGAGACGCACGGGAAATTTGTTCGTTACTTGTCGAAGGAGATACCCGATTACATCGAGCCGGTTGATCCGTTACTCGCCGCCCTCTCCCGGCTCGCGGAGAAGGAGGGAAAATGATACATCTGCTAATCGTTGCGATGCTGATAGCGGGAACGGGAGGATATGTAAGGAATGCATGAGGATGTTCAGGACGAATTACAGAGTCCGCCGCCCGCGCAGGGGGTGAGAGATGAAGGATGAAATAAACGTGTTGTAAGGAGGGGTGATGAAAATTGAATTGTACGGTAAAATTTATGAATGGGATGAAAAATCCGTAGCAGAAACCCATAACATATCAAATAGAAAAGTTTGTCTGGTTCATCATAATTTTATTAATGCCAATCTCCATTGGAGTAAAAAAGTTCCTTCCGGAGAATATCATATATCCCTACAAAATAATGGGGAAGACGAACGTTTTGGATCTCCTTGGGGTAGGGGGTACGGGGGGATAAGATTTTGTAAAAATTGTAAATATATAGATTGTATCCATATTTGGGAAGATGAAAAAGAAAAAGACGAATCTTGGAAAATTTGTAATCATAGTTGGCATGGGGGATTAGCAAGAAGTTATAATAACAACGGTGCAGAATGGATTTGTAATAAATGTGGTGCTGTTTATAGATTTATGTATGGTCATGGGGGAAGCCTATATGTATGCGATCCCTGCTATAAAGCATCAATTGAGAGTATGACCCAACAGGGAGGAACATTGGAGAAGTATCTTTCAGAATATTGTTGTTCTCCCCGATTGCCTTTTATAAAAACTTGTGTAATTTGTAAAAGAAAAATAAGAATAACGTGAGGGGAAGATGGAAAAACCAATTGCTTACAAAATTAATGCAAAAAAAGCATACTTGAAAGATGGAACAGAGTTATGGATTCTTGAAAACGATAAATTTTTAATAGATCAAGCACCAAAAAATATAAAGGAACACAAGGGTCCCTTAGATGTAGTAGTTGATATTGGAGCACATATTGGGATAGTATCCATAGCAGCAGCTAAATTGGGGGCAAAGGTATATGCCTTCGAACCTTCAGAGCTAAATATTCAAATTCTTACCAGAAATATTATAGAGAATAAATTAACAAATAAAATAACCGTAATTCCTATGGCAGTAACAAACCATTCTGGAGACTCTTTGCCATTATTTATGGCCACCAATATGAACAGTTCTGGCCAACGTTCTTTAGTTTTTAAAATGGATGGGGATTTTCCTATTGAAAGTATGGCTACTACTATATCACTCAAAGATTTACTTATAAGGGTTTTCCAGATCGAAGAAAAAATTGACTACTTGAAATGTGACATAGAAGGCGGGGAGTGGATACTTATTGAAGAGGACCCCGAACTGAAAGAGTTGGTAAGCAAAGTAGGATTCATAGAAATGTCTGTTCACCCCCTAGGAGATAGTAGGTATTTCAGTGGAATACCTGGAGATTACGTTCAAACAATGGAAAGGTGGTTGGAATCCTGCGTACCTGGGCGTTGGTGTATCCCGTGGGGAACTCCGACAGATAGAGACTTGTTAATCCAATTGGGGGGTGGAAAATGAAAAAGAATCCTAAAGTTACTGAATTTGTAGTTACTGGGCAAGAAAAACGTAATTTTCATATGCGACCGGGGGATACATTAACCGTAACATTCAGAGAAGTAGGTACTTTTCCTAATGGTAAACAAACAACAATATCAGAAGTTCCAGTTCTTACAGAAAAAATTACTGAACATATGACTACAGATGATATTTTTATTGCAAGGGCAAACATAGACGGTCAACCTGCTAAAATGGGGGGATTTACGATTAAGAAAGAGGGAAAATAATGAACGCCATCCCATTATTTACGAAAGAGGGAAACCCAACGAATATTTCTTATTGTTCTTCCTGCAAACTCCCCCACGTTCACGACATAGCAGAGAATTGTTGTAAGAAGGGCATCTGTAAAATTTGTGAAAAGGAAACCCCCTCCGTACATAATCTGATGTGCTACGACTGTCGAGATAAAGAACAAATGGAGAAGGCAGAGAAATTAGAAAATTGGGACGGTCCCGTAGTATTCAATGATTCTTATTATGCTACTTTAGAAGATTTAATATGTTGTAATGATGAAGAAAAACTACCTGAATTCGTATATATCGCAGAAACTGAAAATATTCTTAAACTTGATGTAGAAGATATTTTGGAAAGACTTTGCGAGAACCTTTACGAAGATGCCTATGAAGATTTAAATGGCGTCGATGAATTTAAGAACGCCGTGAAGGATTTCAACGAAGCTAATGGGAGAAATACTTATCGGATGGAAAGTGGAAAAAAGGCTGTAAGAGTACCAAAGGGAGAAAAATAATGAATCTAATAATACAAAACACCGACGAAAGATTAAGAAATATAGAAAGGGAAATAATAGCAAATGGTTGCAAAGGACCAGAAGGGGTTCTCGTAAAATCCCTCCGTGCATCTCTTCTCAAAGAAGAGGAATTGAAAAATTGGATAGATGATCTCCAATCAGGAAATTGGATCACATGTGTCTACTGTGGTCACCGATATGGACCCAAGGAGAGCACCCCTGTATCAATGGCCGATATTCTCAAAGAGCACATTGAAAAATGCCCGGAACATCCTATGTCAAAATTGAAATCCCAACTAAATCAAATAAAAGAAACCATACAAGATTGCATATGTCAAAAGTATGGTTCTGATAGAATCCTCCCGCATGATATATGCAAAAAAATTAATGCTATACTATCCCCACCAGAGGAGAAATAAAATGAAAAAATTAGTTAAATTCAGTCTAATTTTATCCATTATCTTATTTGGATGTGCTGAGAAAAGATGGGTATGCTATGTGGATAAAAATGCAGATAGCAATTGCATCAAAGGAGATTGCGTTGAGATGGCAGAGAAAGGACAATTGAATTGTAGAAAGGGAAATAGGATAATGAAAATATATCCGCTCAAGGAAGCGTTCATTTACTCAGTTAATCCGCCAACTGATATTCAAAAATGTAGAGAAAGTGGTGATAAGGGAGAAATAAAATGACTCCAGCTATAGAAATAGCAATTTGCGGATTTCTAATTCTCATAATATTAATATTAGTTTGGTGGTGGGGGTATCGAGAGGGAAAACAACGAAATTTACAAGAAGAAAAAGAAGTCGAATTATTAAAAATAGTTTATAAAATGGGGCAAATTTTGAGAGAATGCCCCAACTGTGGTGAATGGCATAGTAATTGGAAAAAATTTATAGATTCTGTAGATATATTAAAAGCTCATTATTCTCAAGAAAAAGAAATTAGGGAGAGTAAATGAGCCATAAAGTTTTACATACTGAAGAATGGTATGAGGATCATTGCGATACTTGCGAGCACAGTAAAGAACTTCATTGTTTAATTTCGAAAGAAGTAGTCATAAATGGAAAAAATAAATACATAGCATCGGGGTGTATGGTATTTATGGATAATGGACGGAGGCTTGAGGGGAATAATCCTCACCTGAGATGCAAATGTGGGGGGTTTAAGTAATGAGAAAATTAATATGGCCTACTTATGGCGGAGTATACAAGATATTAAATGTAATGAATGGTAAAGTTTATGTGGGGTCCGCTGCTAATTTTAAATCTAGATGGAAGTTTCATTTAGGCCAACTTCGTTACGGAAACCATCACTCTATAACTCTTCAAAGAGCTTATAACAAATATGGTGAAAGGAATTTTATGTTCGTAATTATAGAAGTAATAAAAGATAAAACAAAATTGAAAGAAAGAGAACAAATTTGGAAAGATTTTTATAAATCATATGATCCGAGATATGGATATGATATATGTCCTAAAGCTGAAAATTGCTTAGGAGTAAAACATACTCCAGAAACATGTGCCAAAAGATCTGTGGCCACCAAAAGAAATTGGGCAAATCCTGAATGCAGAGAAAGAATTATGACAAATCTAAAAAAAAGTCTATCCGATCCAGAATATAAATCTAAAATGGCAAAGATAACTAAAAAGATGTGGGAAAATCCAGAACTAAGAAAAAAAATGTTAGATGGCCAAAATAATAGAAAACCTCTAAGTACGGAAACCAAAAATAAAATCGCCTTTAGAAATAGAGAAATAGCCAAAGATCCTGAATGGAGAGCTAAAGTGTCCGCATCAAACAAAGGAAAAGTTAGGAGTGAAGAAGCTAGAGCTAATATGTCTATAGCCCAAAAGGGAAGGCCGAGAAAACCCCACTCTGCAGAGACTAAAGCAAAAATAGCAAAAGCTGCCCATAAACGATGGGCAAATCCTAAATTTCAAGAAAAAATGAAAAACATAATGGATAGTAAAGAATACCACGATAAAATATCTAAATCTCAAAAGATAAGATACAATAAACAAAAAGAAACTAAGCAATGAATATAAAAATAATAAATTCTATATTCAGCAAGGTTAATACTTATGAAGACGCTAAAATTTTGGCAGATTTCCTAAAATATAAAGAAACGTATTGGCGCCAAACTCAATTTAGACGAGTGGAAAAAGAATATTATAAACCATTAGTTAAAAAAGGCGAATTTTTAACCGGGTTTATTCCTAGAGTAAAAAATTATTGTATATCAAACAACATACCTATTAACATAGAGGAACCACCATTACCACTAATACCATATTTTACTGATGACCAAATAGAAAATATCACTATTCCGAGAGGACTTAAATTAAAACCGGATCAAGTCTTTGCTATAAAAAATATTCTTACGAATATACGAGGGGTAATTTTTCACCCTACCGGCTCGGGAAAAACAATAATTTTTCTATCTTTTATTTCTTTATTTCCTGATTTAAACAGTCTTATTGTAGTAAATACTAAAGACATATTAGAGCAAACATTTGAACGCGCCTCTGAGTTTTTTCCCAAAGAAGTAGGCAAACTGGGGGGAGGATATAATTCCCCAAATAGAATAACTATAGCGACGATTCAAACATTAAAAGATATTCCATCGGATAGTTTATTTTTCAAAGAAATAGATATAGTAGTAATCGACGAAACTCATCACTGCGCTAGATTTTCAAAACCGTTTAGTACGGAGGGTGGTGGATCCTACGCTAAAGTATTATCATCAATTGATTGCCCATTCAAAATTGGGTTTACTGCCACCCTCCCTCATGAGGGGAAAGGACAACTAGCACTTGAAGGTTACATAGGGCCAGTCATTTCAAAAAAGAAAATTTCAGAGGTGGAAAGATTGGCAAAAATAAAAGTTATTCTAAAAAAGTTGCCCATTACGTTGGCCGCTAGAGAAGCGAAGTCATATCAGGAAGTATATAAATATTCCGTAACGTTCAATAGCCGACGCCATAAACTAGTTCTACAAACGGCTGATAATTTAGTAAAAGCTGGCAGAACCGTACTTATCATCGTATCACTTGTACAACATGGAAATAATATTCTTGATATGGCACATAGATTATTTCCTCATCTACGAATTGAATTTGTTTGGAGTAAGATACCTGGAACCACTCGTACAACAATAAAAAAAGATTTAAATGAAGGATTGGTAGATGTAGTAATTGCAGATGCAGTTTGGAAAGAAGGGGTCGATATTCCTACATTAGGGGCAATTATAAACGCTGCCGGAGGAAAATCAGAAATTAATACAATACAATCCCTCGGGAGGGGATTGCGCACCGTTCCTGGAATAAAAGATGATGTTATTTTGGTAGATATTCTAGATATTAGTTCACGCTATTTAGTTGAGCATTTTGGACTAAGGTTAGTTTTATATTTTGACGAGGGATGGATGGGAAATGAACAATTTTAATAAAACATATATTATTTATAAAACTACAAATTTAATAAATAAGAAGATTTATGTCGGAAAAGATGAGCATAATAATTCCATTTAATAGAGATAAACGATGGCAATGAATATACCCATAGAAAAAATATTACCTACCATTATGGTAATACTAGCATTAGGATCTTCTATTGGGTACGCTATCAAAGGGATATCAGAATGGAGAATGGCCCTATATTGGCTTGCTGCGGCTACTCTAAATTATGTAGTAACGTGGTGAGGAGGATAAGATGAAATATGGATGCTACCACGTTATAACGGAACAAGCTGAAAATGCATTACCATATTGCCAAATATGCGCCCCAGAATATATCAAATCCTTCCGCAACAAACTAGACCGGAGTAAGTTAGCATCTGAATTTATCTACAAACATACAGTGTCCTACCTTCATCCAGATAAGACAAGATCCCTTCGGTGGGACGAATTAACCGATGACCAAAAGGAACCTTATTATCAAGATGCCGACGCACTCATTAAATATTTCGAGGGGTAAAATAATGAAAATTAAATTGAAGACTAAAATTGAAAAAGAAATTACAGTAGACGTAGAATTCCCCATTTATGTAAAACATGATTGTAGCGAGGATGATTATGAATCCATTCACTATATTAAAAGAGAATCTGAAACTATGCATATAGAACTTCATAAATCCCATAGTTATATTTCTGGCGGTACATTATACGAATTGGAGATAAGCAAACGTAAAGTGAATGGTACTGCCGATTACTTTTTAGGCACCGGAGAATTTAAATCCAGCAAAAAAGAATTTGAATCTGTACTAAAGGAATTCAAAGAAAAACTTAATTCAATATCATAATAAGAAAAAGAGTGTTAAAAAGAAAGGAAAAATAATGGAAAAAGTATTCGTAGCTAGACATCCATTGACCTATATCAAAGACGTAAAGTTTCATACAAATGCAGATTGCCCTTCATTTCGAAGAGCAGACCCAAGATACAAAACAAGCGTAGATAGAAACGAAGCTGAACAACTATATAGATATTGCAGACTATGTGAAAATCATAGGACAAAACGTGGACATAAATAAAGTAGGAAACATTGAGGTTGGTTCTATAGTAAAAATAACGCGTGTTGGGGGAAACTTTATTTTTGCTAGAATAGAAAAATTTACCCCGAACATAATACCAGATTGGTATAATATGGATTTTACTATAATTTTTTTCTCCCCAGAACAATGTTCTAAAATGTCTTGGGTATTAAGAGCACCACAAATAAATGGAGAACAGTTTGAAATGGGGGATAAAAAAATGATTATAGATTTAATACTTCCCCCCATAGGAACTTCTGCCGAAACTCCTACAGAAATAGCAAAAGAAATGCCAAAAGAGGGAAAAGTGATCCCCTTCAAAAAAAACACACAATGATCTACGTCGATGAATTAAAAGAATATGATTGGGTAGTTTGGGGGAAAGAAACTGCAAATTGCCATATGTTCACTGACGGAGATTTAGAAGAACTACATATCTTTGCAAATAAGATAGGAATGAAAAAAGAGTGGATTCATAATAGCAAACACCCTCATTATGATCTCACTCCATCTAAGAGAAAATTAGCAGTAGAATATGGAGCCAAAGAAATTACTACTAAGGATTGGATGAAAAGGGAAAGAGCAAAAATAATATCAGATGCCATGGCCAAAGTGGCATTTGAAATATTAGACCCTGAATTTTCTAATATTGAGAAAAAAATATTAGCTAAAATAGATGGAATAAATAATATAGGGGAATTCATAGTAAATGAGCCAGAAGCAGAAATAATGGCTGCTAATCATCTAATAGCTATAAACATAAAAAGAGATGAAAAAGGAAAAATTGTCTCCCTTATATGGGGAGGATATAAATTCAAAGTTAGTCAATTTATTCCAACAAGAGACAGTAATGAATGATTTAACCATAGCCCTGTTTGATGTAGTATCCTATCTGAACGATAAAGGAATATCTTTCAATTCTGAGAGAATGGATCGAGGATGGATTGGTATTTCGTGTCTGTGGTGTTCGGATTCGGGGGAACACTTGGGAGTGAATATCAACTCAAATTTTGTCTCCTGTTGGAAGTGCGGGAAAAAAGGGAGTATCGCTAAACTGGTAAAAGCAATAGAGAACCACGTCACTTTTTCTGAAACTTTAGAAGTGATTGAGAAGTATCAAGACTTTAACCGGATGGGATTATTCAATCTTCCAGAAGAATCTAATTCTAAGATATCTCATTTAAAAATACCTAAAAATTTTATAAAATTATCTTGGCCGATTGTTCCTGATATAGTAATAAAATTCTTGGTCAAAAGAGGATTTGATCCAGAAGTGTTCATAAGAAGTAGAGAATTTTATTATGGTGGGCACGTAGGTCATTTTAAATTTCGTTTAATTCTCCCAATAACACTTCGAGGACGATTAGTGACTTGGGTGGGTCGAGATGTAACGGGGAGGTCAGAAATAAAATATAGAAATCTTGAGGAGGAAAAGAGCATTTTACCAGCAAAAAACACACTGTATGGATTTGACGAAGCCCCCCCAGGGAGTAACCTTCTGGTTGTAGAGGGGCCTATTGATCAATTGAAGTGTGGTGCCGGCTCCGTAGCCACTTACGGAACGGCGTGGACTGACCGACAAGTTACTCTACTGAGGGAACTAAATCCCCAGAATGTAACCATACTGTACGATAGTGAAATAGAAGCTCAGAAATCCGCTAACCGCTTGGCAAGGATGATATGGTGGTGCCCCTGCGAGATAGTTATGCTAAATAATGTGAAAGATCCCGGAGAATTAACGGTGGAGCAGGGGAAAGAGTTGATGGGATCGTTACGATGAAAACCAAAATAACCAACATAGAAAAAGTATTTGCTCTAGCAGATTCCATCGATATTGAAGAAGGAAAAGTTGCCTACGCAAGATATAACAAAATGCTAAAAAGCATAGCCGATTACTATGAATTTGGATTCTGTCAAACAGTCGCCACTTTCGTTGCTCTATCCCCAAATAATGATTACCAAGGAAATTTACGATCTCTAGTCAGTATTATGATTGGGGCCAATAAAAAAATATCCCCAAAAGAAATCACTGTATCTACCTACAATCAATGCAGAAATAGAGCGTATGATTTTTTAGTGGGAAATAAAGATTTCTTAGCAGAAACGGACGGAGTGAAAACTAGAAATTTTTACTTGAATATTCTATACCCCAAAAATCCTAAATATATAACACTTGACGGACACATGTGTTCTATTTATTCTGGTAGACGATATCGAATGAAAGAAGTAGCGGAATTGAAATTAGTGTCTTCCCTGAAAAGATACAATGAAATGGCCGAAGCATTTTTCAAAGTAGCTAAAAAACATAAATTATTGCCTAATCAATTACAAGTTATTTTATGGTTTACTTGGAAGAGAATAGAGAATATAGTATTTTTCCCGCAGTTAAGTCTGTGGAATGAGGGAAATCATTGGAATATTACTAAAGATCCTAGTGTAATTCAACCATATAAAACGGGGGGGAATAGAAATGGACAAAAAAACTGATAAAACTATTCAAGATTTAGAAGCTAGAATTGCAGAGTTGGAGGGGAAAAATAAAGTAAAAAATATAATAATGGCTGTTCAAGACGAAGGGATTTTGGTCCTAGAAATAGACTTAAATAAAGAATTTGGGGAATCCAAATCTGGAAAAAGTATCACGGTCGCCAGCACGGGAGGATTCCTTCGCATTCCAAATCACGAAGAGTTTTCCATCAATATAAATGTAGTCCAAAAAAAGTAGTTTTACATGCTCAGACGGATTCACCATTCCGACAGGGGGGTCGAAAAAAGGATACTTACGGGTATAATCATATCCGATAAGATTGCTGCACACCTTCTACCATTTTCCGACCCAAATATTTTCGAGTTGGAAGTCAGCAAAAACATAATTAGATGGGTTATTGAATATTATGATAAATATAAAGTAGCTCCAAAGAAGCATATCAAAGATTTATATGAAACAGAAAAAGGGAAACTCAAACAGGGATTAGATGAAGAGGTTGGATTATTCCTGACTAAACTATCAGAAGAATATTTATCAGAAGGAGGCCCTGACGGAATCAATGAAGATTTTATTATTGATAAAGGGAGGGAATATTTAAAAACCCGTCATTTACGGAGGGTTGCTGAGGGGATTAATTCTCTGTTAGATATTGGAAAGAACGAAGAAGCAGAAAAATTCTACGAAAACCATAAAAAGATAGTTGATGCTATTTCGTATAATTGGTCCAAACCATTAGATGACTCTACTTTTTTAAATTCAGTTTTCGAAGAAAAAGACATTCCGTTATTTAGAATGAAAGGCAAGTTAGGAGATTTATTAGGTGATTTATATAGAGGATGGTTGGTAGCTGTAATGGGGCCAATGAAACGTGGAAAAAGTTTTTCGTTACAAGATTTTGCATTCGATGCTATGTTATCTAGAAAAAGAGTAGTTTACATGTCCTTCGAAATGAAAGATAAACACCAAGCCGTCAGAATATATAAACAACTTGGTGTTATGGGGGAAGGAGAAGAAAATCAAGAATATATTTTCCCTTGCTTCGATTGTTTAAATAATCAAGATAACTCTTGCAATAACGTCCAAAGGATGAATAGAGAAAATCGGCCCCCTAAATTCGACCCTAAAGCCCCCGGACAATATAAACCCTGTACGGCCTGTAGGTCGATACCCGGAGGGGGCAATTTCTTGGCTACAACGTGGTTCTTCACGGCAGATCGGCCTAAATTAACGTTGCCTAATACCCGTAAAGAGATTAAAAAGTTTCAGAAGATGTTTGGAAAAAACTTATTAAGAATCATTAGTTTCCCCGCTTATTCAGCTACCATGGCTGACGTAGAAGAAAGCCTGGATGAATTAGAAATGGTAGAGGGTTTTATTCCTGACGTCATTATTACAGACTATGCCTCCATTATACGACCAGAACAAAAATATAATGATCCTAGACACGAAGTGGATGACGTATTTAAAGCCCATAAAAGATTAGCCCAAACTAGATCAGCCTTAGTAGTAACCGGGGCGCAATCATTGGGGGTAGGCAGATCGGCGCTTAAAAAAGATATGCAAGATGAGGGGGATATCGGAGTAAATGCTTATATCCTTGCACACGTTGATATTATGATGACATTAGATCAAACACCCGACGAAAAAGAGAGGGGAGTATGGAGAATGGGGGTTATCGAACATAGATGGAAACATTTCAATAAAAGACGACAAGTAATGGCTTTACAACAACTGGAAACAGGAATGCCCGTTTTGGATACAGAAATTATATTTTATGATGGAAATAAAAGTGGGGAGAAAAAGAAAGATGAGTAACTTTAAAAGTATTATCCAAAATTACGTAGTAGATAAAAATAATAAAAATAACATAGGTTTAAATATTTCCGTAGGAAAAAATTTAGGTTGGGACACCTCCTTTTTTCTTTCAGAGCTAATAAGTTATCAATTTCTTTTAGAAAACGATCAACGCATTTTACTGGGGGAATCTTTTTTCGTAGGCAGAAAATTTATAAAAAAAAGAACTGGGTTAAGCCCATATAAACAAAAAATAGCAACCAGAAAACTAATAAACGTGGGAATTTTATCTGTAAAAAGAATAGGGTTTCCCCCAAAAAATAAATATTCAATAAATTTTGATTATTTAGAAAAATTCTTATTAAAAACAAAAGAACCGTAGATTAAAAAATTTAATCTATAAACAAATAAAAATATATAATAAAAATATAAACGATCTCTACTAGGGGGAAAATAAATGAAAATTGGGGAACTTTTCAATCCTAATATAACTTTTGATGGAGTTAAAATCCCCTATGCCATTTCCAGAAATCCTGATTTATCTTCCTCCGCTAAACTTTGCTACGGCCAACTAGCTAGATATGCGGGGGAAAAAGGATTTTGTTACCCGTCACAAAATACTTTATCAAGAGAATTAGGAATATCAGAACGACAAATTAGAAATATTCTTAAAGAACTAGAGAGTGGGGGTTTCATTATATTAATAGCTCCTACGGGGATAGAGAGAGTAAAACATTTTCATAATAATTATGTATTTCCTTGGCACCCTTTCTTCGAGGATCAAATCAAAATGAATATATCTTATACCGAGTGTAAAAAATTAACCTATGGACCGGAAAATGATTTCCGGTCTGGAGCGGAAAGGTTTTCCGGTCCTAGTAAAGAACTAAAAGATCTAAATCTAAAATCTAAAGAACCAGAGTCTTTAAGTTCGAAAGAACTTCGTTCTTTCTCTCATAAAGACTCCTCGGTTTCACCAGAAGCGGGTGAAACCGGTATGAATGGTTTAAGTCTAAATTCAACCCTCTCTTTAATCAAAAGAAAAATAAATTCTCCGATTGTTTTTGAAAAACCCCCCCGTCAACAATATAGAAAAGAAACGTTAGATATTATTAATTATTGGAATAGTTCCCCCGGATTACCCCATCATCACATTCCTCCAATCAATGGACAAGGATATGGTTTTCCCACAAAAACATTTTTAAATATAGTTTCTACTATAGAAAAAGTATTGGACGGGGAATTTTTTATAGGAGAGGGTTTAACTGATAATAAGAAGTATTCAAAAGAAGAAATAATTTCAGGGATAGATAAATATAAATTAATGGCTACTAATTTGGATTATCAACCCATAAATAAATCATTTTTTAAAAACTTGGGATTAGCTACTTTTTTTTATAATCGTTTTGCTTCATTGATTAAGAGTCAATTTTTGTATTGTTTGGAAAATGAACCCAAACCAGTCACCTCCGTTGTAAAGAGTGAAAAAGAAAAGAACCCCCAAACCACAATTTGGTTAAAAGAAATCTATATTGATAAAGTTTTATTGGGAATTCCTAAGAAACTTACTCGACTAGAAGAAAATCAATTTATTAGAGGAGCCAATCGTTTATTTGATATTCCAAGACAATTGAATCCTAGATTAAATTTGTTAACGGGGCCTCGTGAATGGGTGGAAATTTTCATAAACGCCTTAATAGATCATTGGAAAATGGATAAAATGCAAATAGGCCGTGTTTGTTCTGATCATTCGTTTAGTATTGTTCTGCCCCAATACCTACATAAAAAAGGAAGAATTGAACCAGAAAGTTTTTCTAGTAAGGGAATACATCCATATCAAAAAGATAGAGGATAAATTATAATGAACGAACCAGAAAATATTTGGGGTAAATTATCTGATATCTCGATAGCAAGAATTCAGAATTTTGAACCTCCTGATGGGTACTACATCGCATTTTCTGGTGGAAAAGATTCTGTGGTGATATTGGATTTAGTTAAAAGAGCAAAAGTTAAATTTGATGCCCATTATAATTTAACTACGGTGGATCCCCCTGAATTGGTTAAGTTTATTCGTGATCAACACCCTGAAGTTCATATATCGTACCCCGAAATAAGTATGTGGGGCTTAATAGTAAAGAAAAGAATGCCTCCTACCAGAGTAGTACGATATTGTTGTGGATATCTGAAGGAGAGAGGGGGGGGGTCCGACAGATTAGTGATGACTGGAATTAGGGCACAAGAATCAAATAAAAGATCCAAAAGAGGAATGGTAGAAATTTGTAGACGAGATCATAGTAAAAGATATCTACATCCTATTATTGATTGGTCTATTGGCAACGTTTGGAGTTATATAAAATTCAACAATTTATCGTATTGTAAATTATATGATGAAGGATTTAAAAGATTAGGTTGCATTATGTGCCCATTACAGACTACTAAGCAAATGATAAGAGATGGGGAAAGATGGCCAAAATATAGAGAAGCGTATATTAGGGCTTTTCAAAGATGTATAGATAAAAGAAATATAGACGGATTGAAAGTAACCTCTGGTTTTTCTAAATGGGAAACTGGAGAAGAAATGATGAAATGGTGGCTAAATCAGAAAGAGTCGGATAAGAATAAAATAATAAATGATAAGGAAGGGGGATTTTCAATATTCTGTCTTCTGAACGAAGAAGAAAACGATCAATAGTAATTTAATATGATTTCGTGGGGAATCCTGTAGTAATAACTACAGGGGAAAAAGGCCGGGGAAGGTGGTGGTTATGCATGGCATCTGGGGTGTATAGAATCACAAACAGGGAAAATAGAAAAATATATGTGGGGTCTACTAAAGATTTGTTTGGTAGATGGAACACCCATTTGCGATTACTTCGTAAGGGGATCAACCCTTGTCTTCGCCTTCAAGAAGCCTATAATGAATTTGGGGAAGAAGCATTTGTTTTTATGATAATAGAAATTGTTAAAGACAAATACAAATTGAAAAAAGAGAACAAATTTGGATAGATTACTATAAATCATATCTTCCAGAAAATGGATATAATCTTTGCAGAATAGTTGCATCTTCGTATTGGTTTGATGAATCAAAACAAAGGTTGAGTTTAACCAGAAGAGGAGAAAATAATAATAGGTGGGGTAAACACCATAGTGAAGAAACTAAAGAAAGAATAAGATTATCCAACTTAGGAAAACGACGCACCGAAGAAAATAATAGGAATAATAGTTTAGCAAGGAAAGGAAAACCTCTGCCTGAAGAAACTAAAAGAAAAATGAGAGAAAAATGGTTAGATCCTGAGTATAAAAAAATGAGTGTAGATAAGATAAGAGAAAGATGGGCAGATCCCAATTATAAAAAGATGGTGTTGGATAAAAGAAAACAAAAACAATTACTTGTAGCAAAGGGGTGACTATGTCAGAAAGGAGGGGTGAATATTTTACTAGCAGCAACTTTAAGTTATCCCTATTTGTTGGCTGTAGTATGCAGTAGTACAAAAACTCTATTGGAGGGCAAAGTCATGCCGAATTTTGACCCGAAGCTCGTGAAGAAAATTGTTCACAGTAAGTTAATCGCATGTGCTACAGAAGTTGGGGTCAAGAATGCAGACAAGGTTTCCAAGGAACTTTTGATCCCTGCGTTTCTTGACGCAGTGGAAAAGGCCGAGGTGGATGCCCCTGGAACCTTCAATGCAAATATTATCAACCTGTACAATGAGATTCTGACTACTTTGGGTCTGGATCAGGGAGAGGAAGCCCCCCCAGAGACAGAACTGGAGCCGCCTCCTGCTCCTGAGCCGCCCCCCCCGCCTCCTCCAATTGCAGCCCGTCGTGTTGGACGTCCTCCTGCGGCTCCTGCCCCGGCTCCTGCTGCTCCTGCCCCTGTAGCGAGTACCCCAGCCCCGGCTCCCCCGGCACCGGCTACGACAGCACCTACCCCAGTAGCAGCTGCTCCTGCTGTGGCAAAGGCCCCGGCTTCCGCAAAGGCCCCCAAGCCCCCCAAGGAGAAGGTTGCTCGGAAGGGTCCGACTCCCAAAGCGTTCAATCGTTGGTCATCTTTGGGGGGCACTCTTACTGCGTTAAAAACGGGGACTATCGAGGAGTTGGTAGCGTCGGCTAATCAGCATTATATTGATCAGGGCGGAAAGAATAACGCAAAGGAATCTGCTACGGTGGTGAAGTCCTCCTTGAATGTTTTAGAAAAGATGGGGGTAGTCACTGTGGCCAACGGGTCGTTCACGGTTAATTGAAATAAAATCATACCGCTACTTGAGGAAGCGCGATTACCAACGGGTTATCCAGAACCGATAGCGGAACTCAAGTTGGTGTTAAGGCGGGCAGCCAGATACTACCTAACTCTGGCCCGATTTTAGGAGAATAGATGGCAGCAAATGAAAAATCTGGGGTATCTGAATGGCGAGTGATATTTAAATTAATGGGGAAAGAAATATGGGTAGATGTAGCATCCCCAAACTCTATATTGGCAAAAAGTGTCGCTAAAGATACTTTAGCAGAAATAATAAACAATTCCAAAACTATAGTATTACCAATAGCGAGGTTATAATTGATTCAATTTCATAGGGAAACAGATTACGCAAATTTGAAGTTAGAAAATATCCCCCGAGAGTTTTGGCAATACTTTCCTGATTGCCACGGTAAAAAGATTTTCGTAAAGCCCAATCTAGTTTGCCCTCCTACAAAATGGGATATAGCATCTACTACTAGAGTTGAAGTTATTTCTATAGTAATTGAATATTTAATGAATAATGGAGCTAATGATATAGTAGTGGGAGATTGCGGATTTAAAGACCAATTCGAGTACACAATTAAATTATCTGGATATGACCAACTTCCAAAACGATACGGAGTTCAGTTAATAGGACTTCAAGAAGGCCCAAGATTTCACGAATTTACCTTGCATAGAAGAGATGGGCATCTATCATTATTTGGGGCTAAATTTTCTAACACGATGCTAGAATGCGATTTTGTTATCAACGTTCCCAAACTAAAGGTTCATAATATTGCAATTGTAACGGGGGCTATAAAAAATACGATGGGCATGATGGCCCAAAAGGGAAGCATGCATCCTCGCGGAAGTTATGATATTCTTCATAAGAGACTCCATGATTTATATTTTCTTATCAAAGATAGAATAGCTGCTTGCGTAATGGATGGTATAGTGGGATCAGAATATTCAGAACAATGTGGGATACCCAAACCAGCAAATGTTTTAATTTCCTCAAAAGATATGTGGGCAATGGACGTGGCAGCTTCTTTAATCATGAATATTTATCCATCTGATGTTCCCTATTTGGAATATATTAGGAAATCTCTGAATAAATATTTTAGTGAAGTTATCGTCCCCGTAGAATATTGTTCTCCGTTTGAACTCCCAGTGGGGTATTGATGAAAGAAAATACTAGGATTAAGGAGAATCAATAAATGGATGGAGAATTTCCATTTAGTCTAGACACCTATAATATGTGGGACGAAAGTTGTAAGAATAAAAATATTACTAAAAAACAGAGAGATACATTATTTATTGAATTAGAGTATTTTTATTCTCGTGTAAAAATAGCTCACGTTATTACATATCTTAATGGTTTTGTTGGGGCTGGTACACTAATAAAACCAACTTCTCATATAATACCCAATATCAATAAAATTTGGATTTACAATGTGGGATTTAATTTAAAGGGCGATAAAATTATTCCTATTTATAACGCAGAAATGACAATAGATGAAGCAGAAGACCAAAAAAGATGTTTACAAAAAGTTTTGGGGAATTTTAGTCTAAAAGATAGAAAAGGTCCCTTCGAATTAAAAGAAAAGGCCGTATCTTGAAAAAAGATATTAGAGAATTAAAATTTGGTTCCATCGTAGGATTTCGTTCAGATAGTCTTTGTTGTCCTCAAGCATTCGGGGGGGATTGCTTTGCTGGTTGCAGTGCAGGTTGCAATTGGATGTGTCTATCAGGAGATACACCAATTAACTTATCAAATGGTACTTCTAAACCTATAGAAGAGTTGAAAGTAGGGGATAAAGTATTAACTTATAATGAAAAAACATTTGAAGTAGAATCTAAATTAATTAAACATACTATGAATAGGAGTTCAGAAATTATCAAAATAAAAATAGGAAATAAATTATTGAAAATAACTAAAAATCATAAAGTATTTACTGATCGGGGGTGGGTGGAAGCAGGGGAATTAATAAAGGGGGATAAAGTATTAATTTATGAAAAATGAAATCCCTACTTGCATAGATTGTGGTAAAATAGTTTGGAGGGGCACTTCTAAAAGATGTTGGGATTGTTGGAAAAAATTAGTATCTATAAAAGACCCTAGATGTAGACCTACCCCTAAAATTAAGCCTAAAATAGTATCCCATTGCGTTGTTTGTGGGGAGGAAATTTTTAAGGATCATAAACATTGTAGAAAATGTTGGGATATTTTATTAACCACCGATCAAAACCCGATGAAATTAAAAAAGAAAAAATACCCAGAAGGATCTTTAGAATCAGTTATTTGTATTTGCGGTTCTAAAAAATGTTCGGGGAGCAAAATTTGTATGAGCTGTAGAAAAATAGAACTATCTTCAGATAAAAATCCTTGCCATAATTCTAATAATTTCTTTAAAAGAACAAATCCTATGAAAGATCCTAAAATTTTAGCAAAATCCTTAGTTAGTCATAGAAAAACCTATGCTCAAGAAGGATACGTTCATCCTAATACGGGGAAGAGAAACGAGTGGTCTATAGAAAGAATGACTAATAATAATCCAATGAAAGATCCTATTATAGCTGCAAAATCTTCTGGGGAACGACATTGGTCCCATACTCAACCTGAAAACTTTGCTAAACACTTAAAAAATATATTCGCTATTTTAAATACTAACGGCCATATATCAAAGGGACAAAAAGCATTATATTCCGCTTTGAATAATTTAAAAATAAAATTTTTCCCCGAACAACAATTTATTTTCAAAGGAGAACCGTATTCTTATATTTTCGTAGATGCCTACGACCCGATAAACAACATAGCTTGGGAATATGACGGGTTTTATACTCATCGAGATGGGAAAGGACCAAAATTAGATTCTATAAGAGACCGATTACTGAAATTTTGTTATGGGGTTAAAACTATCCGAATATTGCCAGAAGACCTCCCAAATTTAGAAAGTATAATCGTGGAGAAATTGCAATGCTTAAATGGGTAGAAATATCAAAAGTTATGCCTGAAGAAGAAACTATTCAAGTATTTAATATAGAAGTGGAAGATAACCCCAATTATTTTGCAGACGGGGTACTAGTTCATAATTGTTTTTGTAGAGAAATGGAGGCAGGACTATATAACCATTATTATACGGGGTGGACAAGAGATTTAGTAAGGGCCTGTAATCCAGATGACTTTAAACAATTATTTGATAAAGCCTTTGGATCAGATAAATATTACGATAATTGGAATATTCAATGTCTTCGTAGAGGACTCCCTTTTAATATGGGAAGCAAAGCAGAAACATTCTGTTTAGAAGATATGAGGGATAACGTAGTTGTCCCAGTTCTCAAATTATTCAAAGAATATAAAGTACCCATGATCATCGAAACGAAAAGCCATTACGTCGGATTAAAAAAATATTTGGACCTTCTGAAAGATATAAACGTAGCTATTATCATTTCTATCATGGGGGGAAGTGACACTCTGAATTATAAATTGGAGCCGGGATTACCTCCCCCATCTATGAGATGGTCCCTAGTTAAGACGCTAAACGACATGGGTATTTGGACGGCTGTGCGTTGGGAACCAATCCTAGTGGGAATCAATTCAAAAGAAGACATGTTGGAAGGGTACGCTGAGATGGCATCTCGTACTGGAGCTAAACATGTTAGTTTTTTCAATTATCGAACGTCAAATTACAAAATAGCTCAAAAAGAATTCGAAAGCAGAGGATATAATTACGTCAAACTTTTGGAAAAGAATCTAGATGAAAATTGGACTCCCGTAGGAAAACAATTTAGAGAAATTTTGAAAAATAAAAACGTCCCTGCGTCCTCCCCTGATTTTGTAAATTTTCCATTTAGTAATTCTTGTGAAAGTTGTTGTGGAGTTGATGGGCTATTCGTTCCCTACGAATTTACTTTTCAACATGCTTGTAAAATAATAATGGAAAAGGGGTTAGTTTGTTGGGATGATATGGAAGCAATAACCTTTCGACAGCCTGAGGCTTATGATCGAATGAAAGAAATTTGGAATGGAAAGGGACAATATTTCTCTTTGAATGATAGCCCAGAAATTAAAGTTTTAGATAAAGATAAAAATGGTATGAATATTTATGGAAGAAAAGAAGAAGGCTCCGTTGAAGATAAGAAAGGACTTCTATTTTGAAAAGAATATTAGTAACGGGGGGAGCCGGTTTTATTGGATCTCACCTATGTAAAAAATTATTGGAATTGAGAAATGAAGTTATTTGCTTAGACAATTTTTTTTCTTCTACCAAAAAAAATATTATTCCATTAATGACTAATCCTAATTTTGAATTATTACGTCATGATGTAACCTTTCCCCTATATATTGAAGTAGACGAGATATATAATCTAGCGGCTCCGGCATCCCCAATTTATTACCAAAAGGACCCCGTTCAAACCACTAAGACGATAGTTCACGGGGCTATAAATATGCTAGGATTAGCCAAGAGGACTAAAGCTAAAATATTGCAAGCATCCACATCAGAAGTATACGGGAATCCCCAAGAACATCCTCAAACGGAGGAATATTGGGGCAATGTAAATCCAATCGGAATTAGATCATGCTATGATGAAGGGAAAAGATGTGCAGAGACGTTATTTTTCGATTACTACAGACAAAATAATGTTCCCATCCGGGTGGTTAGAATATTCAATAGTCTTACGGGGGACCAAAAAGTTATTTACTATAAAAATGGTATTTTAAAGTATAAAAAATTTATAGATTGCTATGACGATATAAAAAATGAGATAGAAAATATAATAGTTCCTTGCTTTGGTAAAGATAACCGATATGTTCTTTCCCCTATTAGTGGAATCCATAAACATAAAGTGACAAAAAACGGCTACGAATTATTTTTAACTTGGGGAAAACAAATAAAATTGACGGAGGATCATGGAGTTTTCATTTTAAATAAAAATCAGAAAATTCAAGAAAAATTTGTCAAAGATTTGGTAATTGGTGATATTATTGCTATACCAAATCAAATAAAATGGATAGATATTCCATTAATGCCATTTAAAATATCAAATATTCTAAAACAAGATTTTAATTTTTATGTATCTAATGATGATGATTTAGAAAGGATTATTAACAATAAATATTTTATAAATAAATGTAAACAAAGTGGTGTTGGATTACCATCAACTATAAATAATTTCAAAAGAGTCAAAAGAATAAAATCCAGTTTTCTCAAAAGTAATAATATTATACTAAACTCCAATGATTATATCGTTCTAGATGATTCTAAGCATATTATTAAAAATAATATTAATATTATGGAGGAATTTTTGTGGTTTTTAGGTTTTTATGTTGCAGAAGGAAGTTTAGTAAATAATAATGGGGGGGATTATCAATTACATTTTTATTCTGATTTGAAATACCTTCAAAAATTAAATCAAATAATTTATAATTTATTTGAATTAGAAACAAAAATTTATTCCTCAGATACAAAACCTCATATTTGTATTCGTAGTAAAATCATTTTTGAATTGGTAACTAAATATTTTGAATTTGGAATTAAAAAACAACTAGAAAAAATTATTCCAGATTGGATTATACAATTACCCAAAGATCAACTTAAATGGTTCCTTTTAGGATTTTGGGAAGGGGATGGAAACCACGATGCTAAAACTACTGGTAATAAATTAATTTTTAGTTCATCTAGCATAAATTTGATAGACAATTTAAATTTAATTTTATTAAAATTTGGGATAATTGGGAGTACCTGTTGCTATTATACTACATGCAGTAAAGATAATCCCAAACTTTATAAAGGATACTTAATAACGGTGCAAGGATTAAGCCATTATGATATATCTAGATTAGATACCGTAGTTCAAAAATTACAAAGAAAAAAGAATAGCGATATTCAATGGGCGCATATCAAAGATATAAAAAAATTTGATTTAATAGAAGAGAATGTTTATGATTTCTCCGTGAAAAATTTTGAAAATTTTATTGGAGGAGATTTAATATCTTGCCATAATACTTATGGCCCCAATATGAAAATAAACGATGGAAGGGTAGTATCTAATTTTATAGTTCAAGCATTAACGAGTAAACCTATAACCATTTATGGAAATGGAAAACAAACTCGATCTTTTTGCTATATAAGTGATACTGTGAATGGTTTGATATCTATGATGGAACAGGATAAATATGTGGGCCCTATTAATTTGGGGAATCCAGAAGAATTGAAAATAGTGGACGTAGCAAATCTCATAGTAAATTTAACCGAATCTGATTCTAAATTAGAATTCAAATCTTTGCCATTAGATGATCCTACTAGGAGAAAGCCAGATATATCTTTGGCCAAAGAAATATTAAAATGGAGGCCAAAAGTAAATTTTAAAGAAGGATTGCAATATACAATAAAATATTTTAAAGATACGTTAGGGAGATAAAATGGGAATTTCGGTGACTAGAACTATTTTAATAAATAATGATATGCTAGAGGTTGATAATCAAAGATTGTATACAGCTAAATGGGAAGTTCTTCAATTTATCAAGAGAATTCCAAAAGGAACTTATTATACAGTAACATATACATTGGATGAAAAGGGACCACTTTTGGTGGTTAAAAAATTAATAATGATCGTAGTAAATATCAAAACGAAAGAGGATATGGGAGCTTGTTTTTTACCAAAAACTTGGGATGGAAAAAGGGCGAGGAGATGCGTGACCGTGCCAATATATGAAGATATACAATAAATATTATAAATTTTAGGGTGAAACGACAAGAAATCCTGTAGTATATATAGGGAGGGCGATATATAGTGCACGTTACGATGTATACTTGGGAAGACCTCATCCTTTTTCTAGCTTGGGGATTAGTGTGCTATTTATGGGGGGCTGGGGAAAGAAAATACAAACGAAGAAGTTACCAACCTAGAATGCCTACTAAAATGCCTAACGTTCCAACCCCTCCGCCACCCCCTACTCCCCTTAACAATATGTGCAAAGGGGGATGGAATTCCCCTCCTACTACTCCAAGACCAACTAATTCTCCCCCCGGACAAGGAAGGAGAGATAATTGACCAAACGAGAATATATGGATGGGTTTGAGAAATAAAATACGATGATAGGGCTTTAAATGAAAAGAATATCTGGGGTATATATGATTCTTAATAGAATCAACGGAAAGAAATATATAGGATCTTCTAAAGACGTGTATAACAGATGGAATCAACATTTGACGGAACTTCGTAAGGGAAAACATACTAAACATATACAAGCAGCTTATTATAAATATGGGGAAGAATCTTTTGTATTTATGGTAATAGAAATAATTAAATATTTAGATCAATTAACTACTAGGGAACAATATTGGAAAGACTTTTATAAATCATATGATCGAATATATGGATATGATATTTGTAGATATGCTAGTTCTACTTTGGGGTATAAGCATACAGAAAAAACTAAGAAAAAAATAAGTTTAGCTCATAATGGAAAAATAAATTCAGAAGAAACGAGGGGGAAAATAAGTTTAGCTAATAAAGGAGAAAATCACCCTTTATTTGGGAAACACCATACAGAAGAAACTAGAAAAAGAATGAGTTTAATACATATAGGAAAACATCCTTCTGAAGAAACTAAAGCAAAAATAGGTTTGGCCAATAAAGGAAAACATATTCTTTCGGAGGAGTTAAAAAGAAAATTAAGTTTAGCTAATAAAGGAAAACATCTTTCTAAAGAACATAAAGAAAAAATAAGTTTAGCTTTAAAAGGAAAACCTCTTTCTGAGGAGACTAAGAAAAAAATGAGTTTATCCGGTAAAGGAAAACCAAAATCTGAAGAAACTAAAATAAAGATGAGAATAGCAGCTAAGAAAAGAGCGAATCATTGACCAAATACGAATTGACTTTAAATATTGAAGTTTCTAATATGGAAGAATGGAAATTTGTAAGCGATTTGGCTATGGCCGAAGATAGTAAACATTGGTGGGCAGCGGGGACATATGATGACGAAGGAATTATGTATAGGGATATGGAATGGTTATTCGATACTAAGTTAGAGGCGTTAGCATTTAAAAGAAAATTGAAAAAAGCATTTTTCAGATATTGGTATAAAATAGAAATTGATATTGACGAATTTGATGAAAATGAATTGGAAGAAGAAATAGGAGATATTAAAATAAATGAAATTATTTAACGGATATTGGGAGTTGCGTGAACTGGTGAAGAACATCATCCCAAGAAGAGGAATGCTGGACTTTCTAGAAAAACATAAAGGACTAGTTAAAGAAAAGGGTAGAAAAATTGGATACAAGGAATTTTCATTCGATAGTGAAAAATTTGAAATAAAACAAAGATTGCTCAATAAAGATGAAATTACTTCTTTCCTTGAAGTGAGCCTAAGAAAAAATCATTGCCCCATGCCCCTTAATGCAGATGTTTATGATGCACTATACTGCATAGCAAAAGGTCAATTGATTACTACTAAAACAGGATTCAAAAAAATTGAAGATATAAAGGTGGGGGATGAGATAGCCTCATATAACGAATCGACCAAAAAAGTAGAGTTTACCCAAGTTTTGTTATCATCTTCTTCAGAAAAAACTAATTTAGTAGAAATAGAAACTGAAAAAGGACTTCTAGTTGTTACGGAAGATCACCAAATTTTTACCAAACGAGGGTGGGTAGAAGCCGGGCAACTTAATGAAGACGACTTACTTTTGGAGATATATTAATGGGTAAACGAGGACCAGCCAAAGGCTGCATTCCTTGGAATAAAGGGAAAACAGGGGTGCAAGCAGCTTGGAATAAAGGTATTCCAAGGACAGAAAAAGAAAAAGAAGCTATCAGAAATGGAATATCAGAAGAATCCCGACAAATTCAATCTGAAATAAAGAAAGAACAATGGAAGCAAGGAAAATATGATAGTATGTTCGGAGATACTAATCCTGCCTGCAGAGAAGAAGTTAAGAAAAAAATAGGAGATGCTAATAGAAGAAGAATTTGTTCAGAACAGACTAGGGAAAGGATATCAAAATCCCGGACGGGAAAACCGGGGGCAATTTGGACAAAGAAAATGAAAGAAAATGCCTCTGTTAGAATGAAAGAAAATAATCCTATGAAAGATGAAGAGATTAAAAATAAAAGTCATGAATCTCTAATGAAAACATTAAATGATCCTAATTTTGTTCACCCAAATAAAGGTAGATTAAGGCCTGATTTATTAGGAAAACCTAGCAAAATGTCTGAGGAAGCCAAGGATATAGCTTCTGCTAGAATGAAGGAAGATAACCCCATGAAGGTTCTGGAGATAAGAAATAGAATGATCGAGTCTTATAAAAGAACTTGTGCTTTAGATGGTTATGTACATCCTAATAAAGGAAGAGAACGTTTGGATGCTAAGAATAGAATGTTATCTAATAACAATCCCATGAAGGATCCAGAAACTGCTAGACTAGTTTGGGCTAAAGCAAAAGAAACCATAAAGAAAAACGGGGGGATATCCGAAGGGCAAAGGAAACTTTATGAATATTTAGATTCTATGGGATTTAAATACGAACCGGAGTGCTTCTTTCAATTGGGACAATTAGATTTTTCTTATATTCTTGCCGATGCTTATTTGCCGGATTTTAAAATAATTATAGAATACGATGGTTATAGTGACCATTATTCAGAAGAGGGGATAAAAAGAGATCGTAAAAGAGATGATTATGTAGATAAATTATTTCAAATATCAGTCATAAGAATAGACACTAATTCTATTTTTGCTAAAGATGTGGATAAAACTATTTTAAAAGCCATTGACGAACTTAAAACAGTTTCTTCCCCTAAAACTATTTACATTGGAAAAATCAGGGAGATTTTAATAAATGCAAACTAGATTTAAGAAAATAAAAAGTCTACGGAAAATTAGTAAACCTACTGCTGTATTTGATTTAACTGTAGATAGAAATAGCAATTTCTTTGCATCTTCCCAATTAGTTCATAATTGCAGCTACGCATGCAAATATTGTTTACCTCCTAAAACCAAAATACAAATGTGGAATGGTATAAAAAAGAATATAGAAAAAATTAAAGAGGGAGATGAGGTTGTTTCTCTAAATACTTATAATAGTTTATTGATAGAAGAAAAATCAATCGTTCAAAAAATAATGAGCAGAGCTACCGAAGACTTAATAGTTATCAAAACTAAAAATAATATTCTAAAGTTAACCCCAGAGCATACAATATTTACTACTAGGGGTTGGATAGAAGCAAATAAATTAAATATGCATGATATGATGATATCCCCATATTATTCTAAATCTAATAGTGTTTCTAAATGGGAATGGAGTAGAATTGAATCTATATCTAGAGCAAAAACTAGTGGTAAAAAAATAGTCTATAATTTTGAGTGTCAACCTAATAATAATTATTTTGCAGAGGGAATTCTTGTACATAATTGTTTTGCGGACTCTTTTCGCAGTTCTCTTTATACTTCATTCTTTGATAACCCCAAGGAAATTGGAATACGCCACTGCCGTCCAGAATACTTTCGAGCAGAGATGGATAAATTAATGCCATATAGGGGAAAGAAAATAGATGGCCCAGAATTAAATAAAGCAATCAGTCTACAAATTCCCATCCGTCTAGGAATTCGATTTGAAGATTTTCTTCCTATCGAAGCTCAAAAAGGAATCAGTTTGAATTTTATGCAATATTTATCTGATATTGCATATCCCATAATGGTGAACACTAAGTCTGCGTTAATCGGAAGAGAAGATTACGTTAGGGCACTAGCAGATAATAAAGGTGGTGCTGCTGTTCATATGACGGCGATATCTTCAGATGGTATTCTAAATAAAAAGTTGGAACCTGGCGCCCCGTCTTTTGAGAAACGCATGCTTGCTGTAAAAGCCCTTACGGATGCAGGGGTTAGGGTTGTCGCAAGGATCGAGCCATTCATGGTCTTTGTGAACGATGATCCTTATTATGTTCAAAAATGGATACAGGGAGTCAGGGAAGCAGGGATTAAACATATCACTTTTGATACATATAGCTACTCCGCTTCTGCCCCTGGAGTTGAACGCCAAATGGAAATGGAAGGAATAGATTTTCGTAGAATGTTTTTGCTAATGTCAGATAGTCAGTGGTTGGGTTCTTTGATTTTAGGAGAATTTATGAAAATGATGAAATCCGAGGGATTTTCAACTTCCACCTTCGATTTCGGGAATTCCCCGATCAATAATGATGAAATCTGCTGCTCCGTATCAGATGTTTACTTACCCCTGGGTGGAGGGTTCTCCTACGGGAACAACATGATTGCTGCTAGGTTTGTTCGGGATAACGGACCCCACCCAGTAACGTGGGGGAAATATAACGCTTTCGTAGAGGAACGTGGGGGGTGGTTATCAGAAACCTTAATGCAAGAAGTAAAGAATTCGTGGAATCTTGGGGGACATCAAGCATATCAGGTGGATTGGGCCCAGGGAATTGAACCTTATGGAAGAGATCGAGAAGGAAATATAGTTTGGAGATATATTGAAAGTTCTGACTTCCGCTTAGAAATGTTAGAAAATTTGGTCCGGTGAAAAATAAAGGATTCTTTTCAAGACACTGGAGCGAATCTGACGAAAGAGTACTCAAATATTTGGGGGACTTTTTCAAAGATCCTCCGATTAAACCAGATTATAAAGCTGGATACGACGTTACGGTGGGAGATGCAAAGATAGAAATAAAATCGTGCCAAGAATGGATACATTCAGAAAGTGTTAAGGGAAAATGGAAGAGAAGAAGAGGGAGATTCCACTTTGATAAGGGAACAGAGGCCGATATGATTTTATTTGTATTAGTCAAAGAATCGGGGGAGTTGGAATTTGCTATCCGATTTCCAGAACAATATGGAGTACGGAAATTGAAAATACCTATAACGATATTATGGAATAAAGTATTTACAGAGGCGAGGATATGAATTTACGTTGTTTTTGGGGAATTCATAAGCCTGTTGCTACCAATCCTAAAAGGGGGATATTAATAGGGGGAACCCATTGTAAAAGATGTGGGAGTATTCTAACTAATCCCATAGAATGGCCTAACCCCCTTCCTTCGCAAACTATTCAACCTTTTTGTGAAAACTCTAAATGCCCTATATGTCATTCTAGCCCTATATATACCTATTTTTGCTTAGGAATACGTTGGGATTTAGAAACAAAATATCCGTATTATATACCAAATGAAAATTTAAAATGCCCCTACGGAGAAAAAGGGCATCTCCATCGTAGTTGTTCTTGTAAATATAAGTGGGTGGAAAAAACAGCCATAGATGCCGAATTAACGGAAGGCGAATAAATGGATTATACAAAAAAATTGATCAAGGCTGCTAAAGATTATTTAAGGGCATCTACTTGCAATTGTAAATATAATGGCGGTTGCCCACAAGAAGTTTTGCAATCTTTAATAGATGAATATAAACCTCCTCTAATTATTCCTACCAAGAAAAAGAAAGGTTCCAAATGAAACTGAAAATTGTTAGTCCTACAGGATTGGTCAAAGATGTTAAAGTGGTTAATGCAGAAACCAACGAAATGCTTGATGATGTTAAGGAATTTACCATCCATGCCAAATCCAATATGGGATTAGTAGAAGTTTCAATTAAATTTTCTCGTTTAGCTTTTGAAGTAACTGCGGAAAAAAAGAAAAGAACAAAGAAACCCAAATATCCTGACTCTACTGCATATTCTAAAAGTTGTATAGAGGCCAACAAAAAAACAGTTATGGATGGGGAGGGGAGAGTTGATTTAGACTACGTGGAAAATCATGGGGTGAATCCTAATGATCGCCTCAGTTGGTATATGTGGCGATATTTTATCAAAATATATTCTGAAAATAAATTAACTAAAATAAAAGTTCCAGATATTGTAGATTTCATTAGAAGAGAATTTGGGCCAGATCAATCAGCAATTGAATTTAAGTTTGACAGGACGACTGCAAATCATTGCATAAATAAATTTTGTTTCATTGGACTATTAAATAAACATAAAAAATCAGATGAATGCTTTTATACTTTCTCCAACTCCGTAAAAAGAAGGGGGTTAGAGTGGTTTTTACAAGGGAATAAATATATGAAAGGCCATTTTCAATCGGGAGCAGAGGGGTTTTTTAATCTATTGGAAATAAAGGAATAAAAATAATGGCTTCTGGGATATATGTAATAGTTAATAAAATAAATAGAATGATGCACGAACCTTGGAGCAAAGAAAGAAAGACCAAATTATCGGAATTCAAAATAAAATATTATCAAGAACATCCTATGAGCAAAGAAACTAGACAAAAAATGTCAGAAGCTAAAATAGAATATCATAGAAAAATGAGGGAGAAAAAAATTGAAAAATGAACTAAAAATAGAGAGGTCATTTCCAATCGGACACACAAGGATTATTCAATCTACAGGATGTTACAAATGAATCTTAAAAAAGAAGGAAAAGATTTAGTCCAACGGGGGGTTAAATTGGGGAAATCTTTTGTATTAACAATTATATTATTATTGCAATTGGCCATTCAAGTTTGTATACTATTCTTTACTGTATGGATAACCGTATTTACCAAGGGGAAGGAAATTGCAGATAGAAAAACATTTGAGATATCCAAGGGATCTACAGTTCCTATGACTCTATTTCCAAGGGGGAATTGAATTGGGACTTCGAAATGAATTAGAGGTTGAAAGGGTATTCACTTACGGAGTTGCTTTGGAACAGGGGGGTACTCAAAAAAACGCTGTATTCTGTTGGGAAAATATCATTTATATTATGAACTCCGATAAGACTATACTACTTCGGTTTGAAACATCGGTTAATGAATTCAAAGACCCCATTAGATTTTTCTTGAGCGATTATGATTCCCCAAATTTTACTGCGGACGGAAGTAATATAACTTTCCTTCAAAAAGGGGAGGAATTCATACGTAGCAAGAGATGCCGAATCCCCAATCAAACTTTTCAAGAAGTTGAAGAATTGTTTTATAAATTTTATAGTCCTGATAAAATGAAATGGAAAATTTCCTTTAGCAAATCTTCGTTGGATCTCTTGGACGAGAATTTATCGCATATTGAATTTGTAACTAAAGGGGGGGAACTAAAAATACTCCAACGAGATATCTATGTCGGATCTCTAATCCAACTCGAAAGAAAAATGGAAATGGAGGGCCTCGGCCTAACAGAACCAGAAGATGTTCTTCCAGATTCTCTTTCCCCCATGGGAATGAGGACTGGTGATTTCTTGGCACTATTTAATTTCAATGAGAAGGTAGACATTTATTTTCCAGAAGAACTGCAATACTTTATAATTGAGGGATTGCATAATAATATATCAGGGGTTATTGCGGGGTGCATTTATGACGACTGCGGGACAATAGCTGATTTAGGGGAGGTTATGCATGGGCGGAAAAAGTCGGAAAACGGGGAGTATATCCAAAAAGTTAGTCGAACGGTTGCTGAGCCAATCCTCAAAAGGAGGAAAATCATCTAAGTCGGGGGTTTCTCCAAAGGGATTATTGGATAAGGGGGGACTTGATTGGACGAAGGATTTTCCTGGGGATGAGGAAAGAAAGAAACGCGAAGCCGAGGGAGGGGGAAATAAATGAATCCCGACGATATGCTCACAGGACGCGAGATGGACGCGCTGGTGGCGGAGAAGATCATGGGGTCTGTGCCATGCGACGGATGGAGTCGCTTTCATATAGGCGAGATGATGAATGACATGAAGTGTGAGCATGAAATGGGCAAGTGTTTCCCAAAGAAAGCTGGGCCTCCGATGTATTCCACCTCCATTTCCGCTGCGTGGCAGGTCATGGAGCATTTCAGACAAAACCAATGGAAAGTAAGCGTTATTGGTAATGAATGGTATGACGGAGCGTCGTGGATTTGTGTTATGAGAGACGCGATAGGCGAAGAGAGGGGAACCGGGATCGACAAAAAGTCATGTACTGTCGTTGATGGTAAGCAGGGATGGGATGAACCGTCCGCCCCTCTCGCCATCTGCCGCGCCGCGCTGAAGACGGTGGGAAAAAATGAGACTTTCTAATTGTACCCACGAAGTACCTCCCTTTGCCCTATGTGGGATATGCGAACCAGAGGAATTGAAGTCAATACTTAAAGAGATAAATCGACTATGGGGAAAGTTAGATGGCCCATGCCCCTATTGCAAAGTAAATGGTCCCTGCAAACATTGGTCTGGATGTGGATGGTCCGCCTCGTTTAAAACTGTAGAGGAAAAAATATGAACGAAATTGAGTTTGTTAAAAGTGTTCAAACGCTAGAAGTTAGAGAAAACGATCTAATGATTATCAAGATTCCTTACAAAATTAAACCAGAAAATTCTGAAAAAATTAGAAAACTAGCAGAAGATAATTTGCCTATAGGAATGAAAGGAAAAGTAAAAATATTCATCCTTGAAGAAGGGGTTGATATAGGAATTATACGAGCAGAGGAGGATAACCATAAATGTGTCAAGAATGTAGTTGGGAAAATTTCATAGAAGAAATAAATGATTATTTATCAGACCCAGATTACGATTGGGCCGAAGAAACGCTGTCGGGGATTGCAAATACTGTAGAAGAAAATAGTCATGTAACGGATAGGCAAAAAGAAGCGGTGGAGAATATCGTTGAGGCTGTTGAAAGGAAAAGTCGGTGAAAAGTAATTACTTAAAATTGCTTGAGAAATATAAAATTACTCCAACTTTTCCATGCAGTCAAGAATATTTTGAACGATCTGGAATTGAAGAGCAAACTTGTGGAGATTATGTATATTGGAAACAACACGAGTGGTTCATAGGGCCGCCAATAAATTCACTAACGGGGGAGTTAGTTAAAAGCCCTCCTTCAGATTGGATTATTCCCATGAACAAAATTTGGGCTTGTTTTCATAATTGGGAAATGTCCTCAGATTATAAGAAGGAATTTTTATCCTTTGAGTATATCTATGATCCCAAAAACTTTTTGAAAATGGAAGGGGGTCGTTGGTCTATCTTTAGGAAAAATATTCGCAAATTCCCTGGCCGATATGGGAATGCCCCCCTACGATATATTGAAGCAACCTCTGATCATGAGGAGGATTTGAAAAAGTTATTTCTGGAATGGGTTGGTACCAAGGGGGAAGATCAAGAAATACATGATGATGAAGTTATGCTAAATTACCTTTTTCATGGTAATAATAGAAAAATTTTGGTAGATAAAAATAATTATATTTTGGGGGTAAATATATGGGATTTGGGGTACTCCCAAATTTATTTCCGGTTCAATTTCTCCCGAAATATCAAATTTTTAAACGAATATTTGAGATATATTTTCTATACAGATCCTATCATATTGAACCAAAATAAATTGGTTAATGATGGGGGATCTCTAGATAACAAAAATCTTGAGGCATTTAAGGACAAACTTTGCCCTTTGGAAAAAAGGGAAATTTTTTCTTATATCAAAATGGAGGAAATATGAAACCTATAGATTTTTCTGAGAAAACAAAAGATTTACAAAAACCAGCAGAAATGACAGATAAAGAATGTTCCCCACTTCCCATTTGGAATGACGGACAAATTTGTATATCTTGTTGGAAAGCAGATTGGAAAGAAAGATTATCTATTTTATTTTTCGGAAAAATTTGGATCCGAGTTTATTCAGGGGTAACTCAACCACCTATATATTTAGAAGGAACAAAAACACCATTTGCTACTCCTATGATATTAAATGTTAAAAAGTTAAAAGATGCCTGGAATAAAACTTTTATGGGGAGGGAAAAATGAAAAAAGTTGATCTGTTAAATGCTATCAAATCTGTAATGATGGGGATTGACAAATCCAGTGCCATCGGATCAGATTTTATTCTATTCGATGAAAACTGGGTCCGGTCGTACAAGGAGGATATCAGTTGCTCCTTCCCCCTTGAAACGGGAATCAGAACAGCTGTTAGAGCAGAAGAATTGTACAAGGTTTTATCCAAAATGGAAGCCGAAGAAATTGATATCAAGATGAATGACGACGGTAAATTTCAAGTTAAGGGGGGGAAGACTACTCTCAAAATGAACCCTCTTCAAAAAGAACAGATTACCAGTTCTCTAGAGAGGGCTTGGGCTGTTCAAACAGATGGATTGGAATGGTTCTATCTCCCCAAAGACTTCCAAGTGGGAATGGAACTTTGTTCATTCAGCGCAGGGACGGGGCCAGCTTTGGGACCTTTGGCAGGGGTTCATTTCTTCGAAAATAAAGCAGTTTCTACAGACAATTACCGGGTGTCCATCTATACCATGTTGGAAGCAGTCACTAGCGCATTTACCCTCCCAACCAAAACGGTGGAAGGGCTTATGAAATTAGAAGAGAACTTTGAAATTATTGCTTTATCAAAGGCATGGGCTCATTTCTCTAACGAAAGGGGAGCTATCTATAGTTCAAGGGTACTAGCAGGGGATTACCCTTCCAAGAAGATTGTGGGACTGTTCGAAGTTATGAAATTTGATATGACTGCTGATCCTCTTGAGTTTCCCAAGGGATTGGAGGCTCCGTTGGAAAGGGCTAAAATCCTGGCTGGTGCTAGTGGAGATGGATGGGATGCTTTATCAAAAGTTTCTCTTTCCTATTCCAAGGGAGTTTTAGAAATTCGGGCGGGGAAAGAAGCAGGGGAAATTGTTGACGGAGTTGATTGGAAAAAAGGTCATTTTGAAGAAGGAATTGAACTTAAAGTACAACCTGACTTTTTCAAAAAAATTTTAGGAATCACCCGTCAATTCCGTATGAGCGGAGTTAAGAAATCATTGTTGTTCTCTTCGGAGAAATTTAGTCATATTATGGTTGCATCAGTAGGAAAATAGGAGATTGTATGAGAAATTATTTTAGTAAATTAGTTGGGGCAATTTTTATAGGAATTATTATTCTTTCTGAAGTTCAATTTTCTCCTGGAATAATAGTAAAAACAGTGTGTATAGATGGACTTGAATTTGTAGTAGCCTATCCACTTAAATGGTCAATGGGAAATATCTTACCTGCTAAGGCCCCCACATCGGTGATTCAAGTGTATGATAAGAGTGATTATGCTCATGGTAGTCCTCAACCAAAAAGTTGCAAATAAAAATGAAAAAGAAAGACAAAAAGATTAAGACAAGTATTATTCTTACTCCTTCTGATGAGTCAAAATCAGTTTGTCCTCGCTGCAAAAGTTATTATGCGGGTAAAATTCCAGTGTTGGATTTCAAAGATCCAGAATATTCTGCAGGGAAAAGGGAGAAACCACCTACCATAATGGTAAAATGCCACGGGGCGCACCCCCAAGATCCTTGGGAAGGGAAAGATTAATGGATGAAGAGACTGCTAGATTCATATTAAATTTATTTTGGTTGGCTGACGGAGGGGATTGTGCTTTTTGTACTGGGGAAATGACAAGATTCTTTATTGAAAAGTTTCCTCAATTCGAATGGATAGCTGATGAAATTGCCAAGAAAAAGGGCTTCGATCCTATGTGCTGGAGGGAGCATTAATATGGACATTAATCAAATTAGGATTGAAAAAAAAAGATGGAAAATAATATGCAAAGAATAATATCACAAATGGTAGGATTATTTATAGACCAAACTGAAGTAAGAGTTGAGAATATAACTATAGCCATGATAGATGTGACTAGTCTAGGAGATACCAAACCCCGATTCGTAGTGGGACATGTGGAAGTGGGGTTGGAAAAAATATAAATGCGAGGGTTCTTTGATATACCAACTCCTGCTAAAGCAGCCCAACCAAAAACCCCCCGAGGGGCCGTAGGTTGTGACGCATGTGGGCTGAAAAATCGTACCCTATCCCCAAATATTCCCCCCACTGGTGAAGGAAAACTTAAAACCTTCATATTGGGGGAAGCTAGTGGTGAGCGAGAAGATCAACTGAACAATCAATTTATAGGAGAAACTGGCCATTTTCTTAGAAAATGCTTTAGGATTATGGGGTACGATCTAGATAGAGATTTCAGAAAAACTAATGCCGTAGCGTGTTTTGTTTATCATCAAGTTCCTATATTTACTATAGATGGGTATAAACCTGTATCTAAAGTTAAGGTGGGGGATTTAGTATTAACCCATAAAGGAAGATTTAGAAAGGTAATATCTAGAATTCAAGATCTTCCCAAGCACCTTAAAAGAATTACTGAAGAAGTTTACAAAATTAAAGTGGGGAGGATCAATTCTCCTTATAAAAATAGAAGTTTGAAAGAATTTGTTGTTACCTCTTCACATAGATTTTTATCTAAAATAGACAATAAAGAAAATTGGGTTTATGCACGTCAATTAAATAAAGGAGATAGAATAATAGCCATAGGAGAAAAATGTATAATTTGTGGGGGTATTTTTTTTAAAACTAATTCTTATGGGGAAAATATTTGTTCTTTAATCTGCGAAAGTAAATACTTAGAGGATAAATATGGAGAAAAACTTAGGGAGAAAGCCCATGAAAAAGTAAGAAGATCGGCTAAACTGGGCGTTTGGGGGAAGATGACGGGGGGGAAAGTAACTAAGGAAGCTAAGCTAAAAGGCAGAATAAAATGGGCCAAAATTAAAGAATCTGAAAATAAATTATCTAGTATATCTCCTATCACAATAGGATTTGGAGAGGGGTCTTTAGCAAATTATTTATCCGATAAAAAAATACAATTCATTTCTCAATTTGCCATTGAAACATTAAATTATGATTTCTTTTTGCCAAAGTATAATTTGCTAGTGGAAGTAGATAATCCGGATAGGAACGGACAAAAATCAGTTAAAAATGATCAAACGAAAAAAAACATACTAGCTAAAAATTATAATTATGAATTACTCCGAGTTTCCTCTAAAAATCCTATTTCCCCAATAGAAAGATTAATAAAGAATCATAATCAAGAATATCAATTCACCGAAGTAGAAATAGTTTCTATAGAAAAAATTCCTATAGGAAAAAGAATGTCTTTAACTTGCATAGAAGTAGAAGAGGACAATAGTTTTATAGCAAATAGAGTAATTCATCATAATTGCCGGCCAACCAACGAGAAGGGGAGCAACCGAACTCCGACTACACGGGAAATCAAAGCTTGCGAACCTAACTGGCGAGCAGCGATACAACAATTTCAACCGAAGTATATACTACTTTTTGGCGCAAAAGCAGTAGAGGCGTTTTTCATGAATAGGACTCAACCTATTTCAACAAATTTATCTATTGGGAGATGGAGAAAACTTTGCATTCCTGATGTTCAAACGAAGGCTTGGGTTATCCCACTATACCATCCCTCTTTCGTTATCAGAAATCCTGACGCAGAGAACATTTTCAAATTAGACCTCCAATGGGCAATGGAACAAATAACTTCAAATTTACCAGAAATAGAAGAAATTGATTATTCCCAAAAGATAAAATGTCTAACCAATACAGATGAAATTTTAGATATTCTCAAAACGATTAAAGAACAAAAACCAACGATAGCATTTGATTATGAAACTACTGGCCTCCGTCCCTACTATCCCGGCCACTCTATTGTGTCTACGGCTGTCGCTATCTACGGGGAGGACATAGCCTATGCCTGGCCCTACTCCTACCCCGGAGCGTGGCAATCAGGACAGTTAGAAGCGTTGAATAAGGCATGGCGAGGGGTACTCTCCGACCCAGAAATATTAAAAGTAGCCCAGAATATTCAGATGGAGCATCCGTGGAGTAAAATCATAATTGGAGAAGAGCCAAAAGGATGGTATTGGGATACAATGGTTTGTTCTCATATCGTAGATGAACGAGCAGGATTTACAGGGCTAGATTTTCAAACGTTTATAAATTGGGGGTATGAATACGGAGGGGATATTTCTAAATTCAAAAAGGCCCTTCCGGGAACTAAATTTAATACTATGCAGAAGTGCCCATTAAATGAGCTATTGAAATATAACGGATTAGATGCTTATTTCACGATGAGATTGGCGGAACGGCAATGGGATTTCATGGATAAGGGGAATAAGGAATCCCTCGCCGCTTCTAAAGCCTACGATTTATTTCATAAAGGAGTTCTTGCTTTTTCTGATATGGAAATGGAAGGGATCTCAGTAAACGTAGAATATTATCAAGATACCCAAATAAAATTAGAAAAAAGACTAGATTTCCTAGAAAAACAATTACTTCGCTCTCCAGAAGCAAAATTATTTAAATCTAAAACAGGAAGAGAAATAAAATTAACTTCTTCTGATGATATGAAAAAACTTTTGTTTGAATTCTTAGGAGTAAAATCCATCAAAAAAACGGAGGGTGGTGGGGACTCCGTAGATAAAGACGTTGTGGAAAGTTTGGATATACCCTTCGCAAAAGATTTGGTTAAAAAAAGAAAATTGGATAAATTGAAGACTACTTATATTGATGGAATTTTAGGTTTACAAGTCAATAAAAAATTACATCCTAATTCTAATTTACATTTAGTAAGAACAGGCAGAAGTTCTATGGACTCCCCCAATATGCAAAACATTCCCAAAAGAGATAAAGAATCTATGACTATGGTAAGAAATGGAATAATTCCCTCTCCAGGAAACCTATTAGCTGAGGCTGATTATGGGGGGCATGAAGTCGGCATTTTAGCTTGCTATTCCAAAGACCCTGTATTAATGAAAGAACGTATAGATGGAGCGGATATTCATCAAGAGTGGGCAGATTTTTTACAACTAAAGGGATTCGATGCAAAAATAATGAGATTCGATGCCAAGAACGCCATGGTTTTTGCCCTCTTTTACGGCAGTTATTATAAAAATATTCATGCAGATTTAATTAGCAGAGGATACCATGATCTACCTATAATGAGAGTTCAAAAAGCAGAGCGAGAATTTTGGCTAAAATATCGTGGGATTAAAAAATTTCAAGATGGACTAATAAAATCATACCAACAAAACGGATATGTTGAAATGATGCATGGCTTCCGACGAAGGGGATTTTTAACCAAAAATGAAATTATAAATTCCGTAATTCAAGGCACAGCATTCCACGTACTTTTAGAATCAATAATTAAAATAAATGAAATATCAAAAGAAGAAAAATGGAAATCTAAATTAATAGGACAAATCCATGATTCTATAATTATAGATACTAACCCAAACGAAATAGATCATGTAATAGAAACCACTAAAAAAGTGATGACTAAAGATGTTTTAGCGAACAATCCTTGGATCATTGTCCCATTAATATCTGATATAAAAATAGGAAAAATTAACCAATCCTGGGATTTTTTAGTATGAGGGAGTTAAAAGTTGAAAATGTAGGAAATCCTGTAGTATAAGGTAAGGAGAGAACCTATGCCTTTGCAATTGTCGTATCGCCCAAAAAATCTAGAGGAGTTTTTTGGAAATGAAAATATTAAGGAAAGCCTAAAATCAATTTTATCAAGAGAAGATAAACCACATACCATTTTACTATCTGGTCCAAGTGGATGCGGAAAAACAACCCTCGCAAGAATAATCGCTAACATGTTGAAATGTTCTGAAATGGATTTAGCTCAATATAATATATCTGATATGCGGGGGATTGATACTGCTAGAGAAATTATAGCTAGTTGCCAGTTTGAGCCATTGTATGGGGACATAAGAGTAATCATTCTGAACGAATGTCACAAATCTACCGCCGATTTTCAGAATGCAATGTTAGAAATTCTAGAAGAACCCCCAAAGGGAGTCTATTTCATTCTTTGTACTACAGAACCAGAGAAATTGTTGAAAACAATTAAAACTAGATCCACCACATATAACGTTTCAACTCTACGAAAACACGATATGATTTCCTTGATAAATTGGATTTTAACCTCAGAGAACGTTCAATTATCGGAAAAGGTGAAAAGTGACATTCTATTCTCCGCAGAAGGGTGTGCTAGAAAAGCATTGGTCATTTTGGATCAAATCATTGATATCCAAGAGGAAGAGAAACAACTTGAAGCTATCAATGAAAATTTACCTAGTGAGACTGTCATTATTGACTTGTGCCGCAAAATTATGGCTAAAGAGAAGGGCGAAAATCGTTGGAAAGAATTATCCATAATGTTGAAGGGAGTGGATCAGGAAGCTGAATCAGTTCGCAGAGCGGTTCTTGGGTATCTTGCCTCCGTACTTTTAAATGGGGACCATAAGAATGGAGAGAGAGTAGTTAGATTGATGGCTGAATTCTCAAACAATTTTTATGATTCTGGAAAAGCCGGATTAATTGCAAGTTGTTACATGTCTACTCTAATATAAGGGGAAAATATGGACGTTAATAAAATAAATGAAGGAGTTGCGAAAGTGCTTACAGGCATCAAAGAGCTAAATGGTTTTGATATAGCAGAAAAGATAGCGGTGCTCCAATCCGCTGCTTCTTTACTACAAAATACTCTAGCAGCGGAGGGAATTAAAGAAATTTATAAAAATGTGTTCGATAAAATGTTAGGGGGGAAATAAGAAATGAGCGACGAATTAGAAATTTCAGAAATTGAAAAAGACTTAGAAATTGATAAAGACAACCTCGATATTGCATGCCTCGACCAGCCAAGACGTTTCCTAAAGTGGTCAATAGAATACTCAGAAGCCATCCGAGTCAGAGACGAAGCAAAAAGGAGGGCAATGGTAATTAAATCTAATATAAATATGGATGTACGTGCTCGCCCTGCGGAGTATAAAATAGATAAAGTAACGGAGGGTTCCATAAATGCAGCTTTAGAATCCAACGAGGAGGTGAATAAAGCCGAGAAAGAAATATCAGATGCACAATATGCGGTGAATATTTATTCCGCCGCAAAAGAAGCACTAGATCAACGCCGGTCCATGTTGGAGAGATTGGTGGCTCTGTACATCTCTGGTTACTTTTCTCAAGTTCGGTTGGATACCACAGAGGTAGGAAAATTAGCAGATGACGCCACCGCCCACCAACGATCTCTCCTCAAGGCCAGAAAGAGGACCGAATGAATGATTTAAAACTGTGGGAACAAATATTAATAGCTGTAGTTGGAATACCCTTATCACTAATGGCTATATATATGGTGGTTAGGGTAATAGCCACAGCGTGTATGAACAGTTGGTGGGACACTAAAATTAGTCACACCAAAAAACTCCTTGACGTGTTCAAGGATAACCCCCAAAAGGGACCGGAGGGCAAAAGTGACGCTCCGCCACATAAATGAGGCGGCTTCTAAGAACATGTTAGCTAACACTAACATTAAGTCCTTCAGGCTGCGTCCCAGCCTGTATACCACGGGCGAGAATTACTCGCGCCGCCGCATGATCTCTGTGCGCACTATACCCACAATCACAATCATGCCTCCGCTCACTCAAGGTTTTCTTTTTAACCTTGCCGCACTCAGGACATATCTGCGAAGTATAACGCGCACTCACCTCTTCGTATCGAAGACCGGCGCTTTCAGCCTTGTTCTTCAATATCATAAGGAAGCTAGCCCAGCCAGCATCCAACACCGCTCGTGCCAATCGGTGGTTCTTGACCATCCCTTGGACGTTCAAGCTCTCCACCACAAAAGCTCCGTAGCGATTGATCAAATTCACCGCAATTTTATGATGAGCATCCTTTCGTACATTCGATATTTTCAAGTACAATTTGGAAACAATCCTTCGTTGTTTTTCTCTACTATTCGATCCTTTTTTCTTTCTACTCAAACTGCGTTGGGAGATTCGAAGTTTGCCAAGATTTGGCTTCATCGGTTGAAGAGGATAGATATGCTCTCCATCACTAGTAGTCAAGAAACTTTCCAACCCAACGTCAATACCAATAATAGGCTTACATGTAATTATTTGAGGCACCAGGGGGAATTTGCAAACCGCCGTCACATACCATTTATCCAATTCTCTTTTAATATTAATAGTTTTAACTGTACCTTCAATGAGGCGATGCAAATTGATTCGTACCAGTCCAATATGTTGAAGCCTCAGTTTATTACCTATTATCCGGGCACCATCTCCGCCACCAGATGGAAACGTTATCGAATGAAATTGATTTCTTGCTTTGAATCTCGGGTAGCCCGGCTTTCCGCCAGATTTAACACGGCGAAAGAACGCTTTGAAAGCCTTATCCAAATTGCGCATTGTTGCTTGAGCAGAGGAAAAATTGATTCTAGCATAGTATGGGTTTATCTTTCGATCAAGGGTAAATTGGGCCGATTGTTCCACATAATTAACGCCATGTTTATTTGTTTCATAAGATTCCTTTCGCCACCTCAAACAGGCATTGTAAAGTCTTCTGTGGGTTTCAAGGGATGTTTCAAGTTCCCTAGTTTGATTCACATTTGGTTCAAGTCGATATTTGAAAGCTTTGAACATCTACTTTCCCTTTTGCGAGTCTATATACATTCGTATTGTTACTCCCAAAACTTGCCCTACAGTTCCAGCATAATAACTACGACTCCAAAGAGTAGGCAATCGAGAACGCAACGAAGAAAACTCCCGACGCAATATTCGACTAGTGAAACCCTTCAGTCGATTTACAATTTCAGCAATCCCTTGACGAGGGTCAAATTCTATAAATATATGGACATAATCTGGATTTATATCCAAAGAGTAAATTACCATTTCCAATTCTTTTGTCTTGGTATAAAGCAATATCCTAAGCCTCTTTTCAATATCCTCTACAAGCACAGGGCGGCGGTATTTGGTGCACCATATCAAATGCAATTTAAGATTAAAAATTGCCTTAACATTTCGAACATATCTTGCCATGTAAATTATTATAAGTTCGGCGAGTATATAAGTCAAGTTAATCGAAAGGAGGGAGTTTCCTCTGCCACCTAAAGGCAGCAGTTACTAATTTAATAAAATAAAAGAAGGAGGAAAAAGAAATGGCCACGCTTGACAGACGTGCGGCGATGAAAGAATCTCTGGCAAAGAAAACCCAAGAGTCATACGAAAAGCGGGATGACTCTGGGCAGTTTAAAAACATTTTCAAAGATGAATACGTTAGCAAACTTTGGAAATGTGGGGAGGGGGAACATCTTATCGATATTATTCCCTTCCTTGCTGGAGACCATGATCCTAATACCAAGCCTGGGGAACCCAATTATGTATTGATTCTTTGGGTTCATTATCAGGTAGGGGTAAATCAAGATGCTTATGTTTGCCCCGCTCGCAATTATAATAAGTCCTGCCCCATTTGCGAATATCGTGAAGAGGTTCGCCGGCAGGAGGATTATGATGAGGATCTGGTAAAGGAACTCACCCCCAAACGTCGGAGTATCTACAATATCCTGTGCTACGATAATGATAAGGAAGAGAACAAGGGGGTTCAGATCTTCGATGCCGCCCACTGGTTTATGGAGAAGCATATTGCACCTTTGGCTAAGACCCCCGTTCGGGGGGCTGGAAAATCCACTGATATGTACGTGGCATTCTCAGACCCAGATACAGGGAAATCCATCTCCTTTACTCGTAAGGGAACCAAGAGGAATTCGGAATTTCTAGCCCATAAGTTTGTGGACAGAAATTACCAAATTCCTGATGAAGTTTTGGATGCGGCTTTCATTTTGGACGATTGCGTCAACTATTCTTCTTATGATGAAATTAATCTGGCTTTTCAAGGAGGGGGAGGGGATGTAGCTCCCCCAACAGAGGAATCCCCAGCACCCCAACCGACAGCGGCTCCCGCAGAATCCCGACTTCGTACCAGAGCAACTCCTGCTCCTGCTGCGGAACCTCCGATACCTGCCCCGGCTGTTAATCCAACCCCCACCCCCCGTCAACGCCCCGCCGCTACTCCAGTAACGGCTGGTGCCCAGATCTGTCCTGTTGGGGGAGTATTTGGGGCAGATTGTGAAAAGTATAACGAGTGCGCTACTTGCCCCATTTGGGATGACTGCTCGGCTGAGAAGGATAAGATTGATGCGGCTGGCGCAGAGACTTCTGCACCCTCTGCTACTCGTCCTACTCCTGCAGCCCCGGCAACTCCTAGACCAACTCCTAGACCTGCGGCTCCTGCAGCAGCGGCTCCGGTAGCAACCACTGCGGCTCCTGCCACTGCAGGACCCAGACGTGGTTTAAGACCAAGAGGGTAATACATATGGGGACGGTCACAGACGGTCGGGGTGTATTGGTTCGGGATAGCCTATCACTTCTTCCCAACTGTCCGTCCCCTTTTTGATTGCTCCAGGGAGCGTTAAGCCTTGTGTAGGGGGCTGAAACTGGTGCATTGGTTGGGGGGGTGTTCCGTATGTCTGGTTAGATTTTCCGGTACGGACACGGATGGTAACCGTGCTGACCAAGCGAATGTCTTGGGACGATGGCACCCCTAACCACCAAATTAATTAGGAGGGAAAATGATAGTAAAACAGAAATTAGATAATTGTGAAAATCACGGCCTTCAATATTCTTGGAAAGTTTTTGAGTTACATCAAAAATGGGGGGATGGGCGCAAATTAGTAAATGGTAGTTCCTTTCCTCCTACTGAAACTCCTATTAGAGAAAAACTACTTCCCCTTATTATGAAACAAACCACCCATATTAGGAAATGTCAAAATTGTTTACGAGAAGAATTATTTGAAATGGAAGAAGTTAGAAAATGGGTTGTTAAATAATGGATGATGGGGTGCCCTATACCATATTCAAACTGCGTCATCCAGACTTGGGGAGTGGGAGCTACCAGCCGGATAAGGGACTGCCTCTCTTGAGGCTTATATCCCACTTCCCAAGGACTATAAAATGAAAAAAGAAGTTATCAAAGAAGATCCTATGCACGAATGGTTTGGATTAACTTATGCATCATACTTAGTTCTTCCTAGAGTAGGATTAATTTCAATGCCATATAATTGGCAAAAGAAAATGGTCAAACTTTTAGAAGAAATGAAAGAAACTTTTTATCCAGATGATCTTATGCCGGAATTATCTCAATACAAAGTTCTACTTACAGATAAAACTGGAAGATCTATCAAAGACCCGTTACGTCATTATCGTCACCATCCTAAGTTAAAAATTAAGGAAAAAATTTGAGCAATCTTTTAATAATTGATTCTAATTTCATAGCATACAGAGCCATGCTATCAATGATGGGACTCTCTTATGAGGAACATTCCACTGGAGTTATATTTGGTTTCATGAGAGAAATTTTAAAGTTATCGGAGGATTTTGAACAACCTCGATTTACATTTGCTTGGGATTCTAGAAAATCATATCGTAGAGATGTTTACCCTGATTATAAAAAACGCCCTCAAATTGAAGATCCCGAGATGGAAGATATAATTCGTTCTGGTAAACCCCAATTTACGGAAATTCGTACAAAGATTCTTCCTAAATTAGGATTTCAAAATAATTTTATTCAAACTGGATTAGAAGCAGACGATATTATTGCTCATATAGCTAATGACCATGCTTGGGAATTTGATCATACTTATATTGTAACGTCGGACGAAGATTTATACCAATTATTAAATTCAAAAGTATCTATTTATAATCCAAGAGAAAAGAAAATTTACTCTAAAGATGATTTCATAGAAGAAAAAGGGATAGACCCTAATATGTGGTACTACGTTAAATCGGTCGCAGGGTGTTCATCTGATAATATAAAAGGAGTAGTTGGAGTTGGCGAGAAAACTGCTATAAAATATTTAAAATCAGAATTAGGAGTTAGTTCAAAAAAATATCAAGATATACATGCTTTTGATCCTACTTTTAATTATTCCTTAGTGAAACTTCCTCATAAAAGATCCACTTCGGTAGATTTAGTACCAGATAAATTAGATTTCAATATATTTGAGGGAATATGCATGGATTATGGATTTTCTAGTTTTTTAAAGAGGGATTTATACAACAAATGGAGAGTTTTATTAAAAGGAGATCAGAATGCCATTGATTAAACGCAAAATACAAGATGTAGCAAAAGGGTTAGTGGCTATACATGAAGAAGAGGAAGAAGTACTTATAGATAAAAGTCGCATGGTTTCTACGGGGTCCACGTTACTAGATTTGGCGATCAGTGGTAGACGCATACGTGGGGGAGGAGTTCCCTCCGGTATACTTATGGAAATTTCTGGACCCCCTTCTAGTGGAAAAACCTCCGTTCTTGGAGAGATGGTAGCCTATGTCCAAAATACTGGTGGTATAACCAAAATAGGAGATGCCGAACGTCGAATGACTCCAGATTGGTTAAAATATATGGGGATCAAAATTAATAAAGAAGATTTATCAAATCCTACTACTGTTAAAGAAGTAGAAAATTTAATTATGGAAACCCCTGAATCTGAAAATGGGGGAGTTAGTTTGACAGCCATAGATAGCGTTGCTGTTTTAATGTCTTCATTAGAAGATGAAAAGGGGGATAAAAGAGGTAGTTCAAGAGCGAAAGAATTCCATCAATTATGCCGAAAGGCAAAAGCAGAAATATCCAAGAAAAATCGTTTGGTCGTACTAACAAATCAAGTACAAGATATCCAAGATGCATTACCTGGGCAAAAAAGAACTAAAACTGGTGGTGGAAATGCTATCCCATTTTTAGCATCTCTACGTTTAGAAGTAACACCTACATTAGGATCTAAAATCAAGAAAAAAGTAAAAATAGGAGCAGTAGAGGTTGAAAAAGTAATTGGAGTAAAATCCAAAGTAACGGTAATAAAAAGTTCTATAGACGCCCCATATAGAGAAGCCGATATATTCATAATTTTTGATTATGGGCTTGACGATCTATGGGGAAATTTAGTGTACATTAAAGAAATGTCTGGTAACAAAAAATATTGGGCCGTAACGGAGGAATTCATTAGTCTTGAAAAATCTATTAAACATATAGAAGAGAATAATCTTCAATCTCAACTCAAAGAAGCTGTTATAAATATGTGGGAAGAAATTGATTCTCAGTTTAGAACAGAACGTTCACCAAAAAGTAGGAATTAATATGAATGAAAATAAGGTCGTCAATTTAAGTCCTAACGTTGAAGAAAAACGATGGGAATTATTTTTAACCCATTTGACTAAAGAGCTATTCGGATCAGCCATACTTTTACAATTACCAAATTGGAAATATAAAGGAACCCCCGTTCAACCTCAAGAAATAATTTTATTGCAATTATCTGGTTGGAAAAAACTGATGTTTTCCATATCAGATATAATAGTAGATCAAATTAATACGATAAAATTAGATATAACTAGTCATACCGTAACAGAATCAAAAAGAAGAGAAGAAGAAGTAAGATGGAAAACGGAGGCTTTGAAATCTATACGGGGATTATTTTGGTCTATAATTAAATTGAAATATTTCCCCGGAAAAGAACTAACGGCTAAATCATTGGATGGTGAAGTTGTTTTGGTTGAATTCTTTGGAAGTCAGAGAGGATGAAAAACCCATGAGTATAGTGATGGGGCTAGATTTATCATTATGTGCAACTGGATTGGTAGCCGTAGATAATAATTGGAGAATAGTAGAACAACGACTCATAACATCTTCTTCCAAAGAGGAAAATACACCAAGATTAACAAAAATAGCAATTAGTATTGGATTATCCGTCGGTAAGATTAAACCTGATCTAATAATGATAGAAGGTCCTGCTTTTGGTATCACCAAAACAATCAGTATATTTCAATTAGGAGAGCTTGCAGGAATAATAAAACGAGATTTATTTATGGCGAATTATCCTTTTATCATCGTTCCTCCAACTGTATTAAAAAAATTTGTAACTGGAAAAGGAAATTCAAAAAAAGACCTTATGCTTTTATCAGTGCACAAGAAATTTGGGGTAGATTTCGATGATGATAATTTATGCGATGCATACGTCTTAGCAAGATATGGATTTCAATTTTTGAATCCAAAAATTAAACAGAGGGTCAGAAATTGAGAAAACTACTTAGACCACATTCCCCATTCGACATTCAACCAGACTCGCTCATATTTTCTGATCTTCATCTTCATGAACGTAAAGAGTTCGAACAAGTTGATAAAAAAACAGGACTAAATTCTCGTTTAGTAGAAGGACTAAATATTCTTCAACAAATCATAGATATTTTACGAAGTCATCCTGAAATTAAATGGGTTTATTCCCTCGGAGATTTATTTGAGCTTAAAGATAAAGTTCCCTCCCACTTACTTATTGAATGTAACAAAATGTTATCAGAAATAGAAAAAGGAGAAGTTCTACATACAGCGTTACTCGGTAATCACGATTTCAACTTGCCCAAATATCCAATTGCTAAATTATTTGATCTTTGTTTGATAACGTTAACTCAAATGATTACTAGAATAGACGGAGTAAAAATTGGATTTATTCCTTATGAAAGAAAATTTGAAGATTTCCTAACAGATTTGAAAGGAATAAATTCTCAAAATCCCGACATAGTATTTTTTCATCAAGAAATCCCCGGAGTAACTTATGAAACTGGAAGAGAAATACCCGGAAGAATGGATTCATATTTTTTCAACCCCAAAACACTCTACATCTCGGGCCATGTTCATAAGTGCCAGGCAATTGGGCAAGTCCAATATGTTGGAAGCCCTTATCAAATACGATTTTCTGACGAAGGGCAGAACCGATTTATTTGGTTACTCAATTCTAAAACCAAAAAACTTGCCCCAATTAAACTTAAATACCCAGAGTTCAAATCATTGGATGTTAGATCGTTTCCTGACCAGTGGGATAAAGCAACCAACTTGGAAGGCAATTATATCAGAGTGGTCGGGGATGTTCCAACCTCCCAATGGGGTCCAGAAATCAAAAATGATATTCGATTTAAATTACAAGGTGCGGGTGCTAGGGGAATTTCCTTCCAAGTAAATATTATTCGTCATCATCAATCTCAAATTCCTCCTGAAATGGTAGAGGATGATGATTCTATCATAAATTTATATGTTCAAAATAACATTGAAGGATCTGGGCTAAACCAAGTGGATCTTATCCGGGTGGGCATTGAATTATTCAAATGAGACGGCCTCTTTTAATAAAGAGAAAAAGGGAAATCATTGTTGAAGTATCCCCAGTGCCTTTCAAAAAAGTGAAAGTAAATGAAAACCACAAAAAGGAAATTACATCCATAATTTTAATGTCAAAACGTATTGATGAATATGAAAATGAAGTGAGGAAAAAAATGGAAAGTGAAATGATTGTTTTTTCTTGTAAAGTTCATTCGCAAAAGTTTTTATGGAGTTTGATTCCCTCTGCAAACCCAAAAAGACGGAGATGATATGCTAATTCGATTAATATCTATAAGTGGAAAAGGATTCATGTCTTTCCGTAAAACATTCGAATTTTCCATGGCCAATTATGAAGGAAAAACCATCCAAATAGACGGAAGGAATTTGGATGACGAGAAGAGTCAATCAAATGGAAGTGGAAAATCGACGTTACTAGAAAGTTTTTGTTATGGGTGGTTTGGGGAACTTTGCCGAAAAAATCGGTATAAGGATGAAATTATACATAAAAAAGAAAAACAAGCCCTGATTCAAACTGTATTTACAGCAGATTCCGTTATGTATAAAACAGAGAGAACTATTGAACGAAAGAAAACACCCAATTTGAAAATTTGGAAAGAAGAAACAGAATTATTTAAAAATGCAACATACCAAGTTAAGCAAAATGAATTAGAAAAAGTATTACAAATAAATTTCATTTCTTTTCAATGCGCTGTAATGTTCGGAAGGGATTTCAATAATTTCCCAGATCTAAAACCTGCAGAACGTGCCAAAATTTTAACAGATGTTAGGGGTCTAGACAAATATGTGTCCAGTAGTCTGAAGGCGGGGGAATCGGCAAAATCATTACAGTCCTTGGTGCTTGAATTAGATAAATCTATTGGAAATAAAGAAGGAGAGTTAACTGGGGTCCGATCTACCTCATACAAAATCAATATAGATACTTTTGAATCCGAAAGAGTGGCCAGTATTTCATCTTGGAAAGAAAGTTTAGTTGAAGAAGAGAATGAATTAAATAGCATTCAACTTAGAATAGACGAAAAAACAAATAAAATTAAATTGAAGATAGCCCATTTTGAAAATAGTAAAAATATTTTGATAAAAGAAACCGGCACTAAACAAGAGGCATCCGATAGAACTAACAATATTCAGTCAGATTTAAATGCTCTTGTATTTCGTAGAGATAATTTGAAAATAGATATGAATGAAATAAATAATGAAATTCAAACTCTTACAAAACAGGGAGAAGGCCCTTGTCCATTTTGTGCCCAAACCATTACAGGGTCATATCTCCAATCCCGAATAAATCAATTAGGATTAGAGGCAATGGGAATAAAATCAGAGTGGGATACTATTCCCGATAAGGAAAGAAGTTTAAGAGATCAACTAAAAGTTAGTAAATCATTGGTAGATGAAATTGATAAAAAAATTAGGGAATTGGATACGATTAAAGATTCCATACGAGATTTGAAAGTAGAATTATCCCATGCCCAAGCTGATGGGGAATCTACTATATCCGCTTCAGTAATTACAATAACTAATTTGAAAAATGATATGCTAAAAAAATCTGAAGAAATTAATCCTTATCTAGAAATGGAGGAAAATAGGAAAAAGCAAATAAGGGAATTAGGGTCAAAGATCCGTGGAATGAATGAAACTAAAAATGGTTTACTTGATAAAAAGAAATATTTTGATTTCTGGGTAGACGGGTTCAAGAAGATTCGAATGATGTTGTTTGATTCTATGATATCCCAATTGGAATCCCTGGCCCAGCACCACCTATCAGAGTACAGTTCCGAATTAAATATTATTATGGCCACAGAAAGGGAAACTAGATCAGGAACCATTAAAGATGAATTTCATATTGCTATTGTAGATAGTAACGGAGATGAAGTTTCCTATGAAATGTATAGTGGTGGAGAAAGACAGAAAATTAGGTTGTCTATCTCCCGAGCACTTTCTCAATTTATAAAAGAAGGGTGTTCCGTAGACTTTTCTTTCATCGCTTTCGATGAACCGAATGATTCCCTCGATGACTTGGGCAAAGAGTCGAACTTCGATACATTTACTTATTTAGCAGAAAATGACGGAAAAGCAGTTTTAGTTACCGATCATGATGCTTTACTTAGAGATCGTTTCGATTGTAGAATATTGGTAATAAAAGAAGGGGGAGAAAGTATAATCCATGTCTAGAATAAAATCTAAACATCGTCCATTCATTCGCAAATTTGAAGAATTAATTTTAAAAGAAGGGCACGAAGGCATATCCATCTTCGTAAATGACTGGATTACCAAAGGGGGTACGTTTCGAACGCTCCACCAATGGTTGTTGTTAAAAGATATAGAAGTGGAGTCCAACACAGTTTATGCATCTCTAAGACCATATTTGACCGTCCCATACGATATGCCCACTTCCTTTTGGAATAAATGGGGTTCTGTTGCTCAAATTAAAGGGTTTAAAGATATAGATGATTTAATGGAAACATATAAGAAAAAATATACAAATACGGAAATGGCAATGGAGTTGGGGGTAACTACTAGAACCATAGAGTATCTAAGAATAAGAATGGATGGGGATAGAAGTCTTCCGATGAGGGAATTAATAAAGGGGAAAAGACCCTCCCACCGAGATGAAGATGGTTTTACCAAAACAGACGTTAAAGAAAAATGGAATAAAATTTTAACTGAAAAAGGATTTAAAAATTTGAGGGAAGCTGCTGCATATTATATAAAAAAGAAAATGTCTCCAGAAGCAATGGCAAATGAATTGGGGGTGACAGAGAGAGCACTCAAAATCCGAATGGAGAAAGCCGGAATTTTGATTAGTAAAGAAAATTATGCTGCAAACAATACTGAAGATTCGTTAGGACTACTTTGATTTATCAAAAAATAGGATGTATCAAAAATTTAGAAGTTTCTTCAATTTGTAACCTATCTTGTCCATATTGTCCCTGTTCTGGTCAAGGGGAGCATAGGCCAGTTGGATTGATGGAATGGCCCACCTTTGAACAAACTCTCAAATTACTTGAAATATTTGTTAAAAAAGGAACCCAAAGAGAACTCAATTTATTTGGGGTGGGGGAGCCTTTTCTACACCCCCGATATATTGAAATGGTTAAACGTTGTCGAACCATAATGCCTCGGTATCTCTGCCTCCGTACCAATACAAATGGAATTTTGGCAGACGAAGAATTAATCCGTAAAATTCTTGATGCGGGAATAGATGCAATAGATGTTACGGATCATGATGCGTTTATAGCTATGAAAACAGTAGGACTATTTAATAAATTGCGTTTAGAATATCCTAAAGTCCAATTTGGGTATTCCCGAGATGCTATCATAAGACCGAATAATTGGGGGGGACTGATAAACTGGACTCCAGAAGATTACAGATCTAGAGTCCTTTGCCCATGGCTTAAAAATGGGCAAGTAATGGTTATGAGTAATGGAGATATAACACGTTGTTGCCAAGATGCCTACTCTAGGGGGATTTTGGGAACAGTATGGGACGATTCTTTAGAGATTATTCATACACCATATATTCAATGCAATACTTGCCATGAAGATGTTCCTGAAGGAATGGCCAGGGTAAAATAATGGAATATATATGCTATGGAGATAATTGTTATTGTAAGATTATTCTAGGCTGTATCGACTATAAACCAATTTGTATAGAAATAGATCCAGATGTTTATAAATTACGAGGTTGTAGTGGGAAACATCTAATAAATGAAAGGGATAAAAATGAGAAGAACAGTTGCAAAAAGACTTCGTAAACAAGCAGCTAAAGATTTTCCTGGAGGCTCTCATAGAACTAGACGAGCGGATGGATCAATGTATTGGCAGGGAACAAGAAAGGCATACCAAGATAGTAAGAAAGAGACAAAATGAAAACTCCTGATAGCGAGTGCTCAATTTGTAGAAATCTTTCTTGTGTTTGCAATGAGAGTAAAATAAAATGTACTTGTCCCCGAACCAGATGGTATAAATGCCCTATACATTCGGCAGTTCCCCAAGATACCGCCAAACCAATGGTTGCTAGTCCATATTTCATAATAGATGCTCTTATTGAGATTATTCGAACAAATAAAAAGAATATTCGTACTATCATAGGAGATTGCTGATGAATATTATCATTGTTTCCCCCGGAATGAAACACGATGGCAACACCTTGGCCAAAAGCTCATTAGGGGGATCAGAAACCGCCGCTATTCAATTAGCAGAATCCTTTGCTTCTAAAAAAGATGCTTTTGGCGGAAGAAATAGGGTGGTAGTTCTGAGTCCTTGCGATGCTCCAATGGGAATCAGGGGGGTAATGTACATCCCCCTACAACAAGGTCAAGAATTAATGTCTCATTCAGATATAGATATGCTCATCGTATCCAGAGATTTTGGTATTCTTCAAACCCCCCATAATGCTAAAACTTGTTATTTATGGTGCCATGACCTCGCTCTCAAAAGAACTGCCCCAAATATGAGGGGAATTTTAACTCAAGTTGATCGCGTTCTTCTTATGTCTCAATTTCAAAAGAATCAATATAAAGAAATTTATGAAATCCCCGAAGAAGCAATTGAAGTGATCAGAAATGGGATAGACGTTTCCTTGATTCCTGACGGACTCAATTCCGTCAGAAGTTTAGGGCAAATGGTCTACTGTGCTAGACCAGAACGAGGTCTGGAAAATCTTGTCAAAGAAAATGGAATTATGGAAAAATTTCTCAAGAAAGAAATCTCTGTAAAACTTATGGTAGCCCACTATGACAATACCGTTCCGGGGATAAGAGCATATTACGAACATCTTTGGGAAAGGTGCAAAGCACTTCCCAACGTTCAATTACTGGGATCTTTAACAAAAGCTCAATTATATGATTTATATTCTCGTTCTTGGGCTTACGTTTACCCCACAGAGTTTGATGAGATTTCTTGCATTAGTGCTATCGAAGCCCAAGCTTGCGGACTTCCTTTCATTACGACTCCAACCGCCGCATTGGTAGAAACTCTTCATCCTGGTGCCACTAAATTTATCAATACTACTGATTTTGGACTAGCTTCTACGGAGGCTTGCCAAAATGAATTTATTAAAGTTATTGAAGAACTTTTAAATAAGCCCTCTATTACTAAAAACATGTCCATAGCGGGTATGGAACACGGGAAAACATTGATTTGGGGGCCTGTAGCAGATCGATTGTTAAATATATCTGATAAAATTATGAGAAAAAAATCAAGTAACCCCGCTAGATTGTATAAGCATTTCTTTAAAAATTCTGATATTGAAATGTGTAATATTATAGAAGCAAAAGAAAATGGGGTTGCCGTACATTTTGAAAGAGAATGCCATAATCTCAATTTGGTAAAGAATGATGTTAAATATATCCATGATAATTTCTCTTTTATGGAATCTCCTGAAACATATAGAGAACAATATAAAAAAGTAGATGCTCCTATAGAGGGAACAAAGCATGAAGGGGCCAAAGTTAGTCACTTTGAAACTAGCGGAAGTGAGCCACGATGGTTGATTATGAAAGAGTTTTTGGAAACTTCTGGTCCGTATGAAAAAGTCCTTGATTACGGCTGCTGGATTGGGCATCAAACCATTAGAATGGCAAATCTTTTCCCAGATAGTCAATTTTTGGGGCTAGATATAACTAGAAAAACTATTGATACTGCTAACAAATGCAAAGAAAAATATTCTGAGCATAAAAATATTAAATTCATATCTACAGATGAAATGACCTCTCATCCTATAGAAAAAATATTAGAAATAGGCGGGGGGACTTTTGACTTAGTATTTTGCAATGAAGTATTAGAACATGTTATTGACCCCTATCATCTTATTGATCAATTAGAAACTTTATGCAAAGAAGGGGGAACTATTTACTTGACAGTTCCATATGGACCTTGGGAATATTTATCATACTATACCTTCCCCCATAGATGCCACGTTCGCCATTACGAAATGAACGACATTTTGGATATGTTTAGTGAGAAAAAAGATATCAAAGTTTTCTTTAGATCTACGGGAAGAATCAATTCTGGAGAAGTTATTGGGCACCACTTTATCTCATATACTAAGGATTCTAGCATTCCGACTAACCGTGTTAATTTTGAAAGAAAGATGGTATGGCAAGCTCCAAAGGAAACTCTCTCAGTTTGTATGATAGCATATAATGCAGAAGATATGCTTCATAGATGTTTGAAATCTGTTTCTAAAATAGCCGACGAAATCATTATTGCAGTAGATCCGAAAACTAATGATAGCACCAAAGAAATTGCTCAAAAATATGGGGCCAAGATTTTAAAAGGAATTGACCCTCTCAAGGAAGGATTCGGAGCCGCCAGAAACCTAAGCATCAAAGATGCAAAGGGAGATTGGATACTTTGGATTGACTCTGATGAAGTTCTACTCAATCCAGAAAACGTTAATAAATATCTTCGGGCGAACCCCTTTAACGGATATGGCATACAACAACATCATTTGTCCGTAGACCCCCCCAATCCTTTTAAGCCCGACCTACCTACACGCTTATTTAGAAACAATACGGGGGCCAAATTCTTTGGCTTGATTCATGAACATCCCGAATTAGAATTGAACAAGGGATTTGGTTTGGGAATTATTATGCCAGACTTTTGGATTGGTCATGACGGGTATTTAACAGATAAAATCAGAAATGAAAGATTCCTCAGAAATATTGATTTGCTTCTTCGAGATTACAAAGAATGCCCTGATCGGGATTTGATGAAATTCCTATTCATGAGGGATTGTATTCATATCATAAAAGATAGAATGAATCGTTTTCCCCCTGGGACTCCTCCAGATGATTTCTGTCGGGAGTGGGCTATGAGGGCTAAGCATATATTTGAAACTAAATTTTTACCAAATCCCGCTGATCCTATTATGTTAGATGCGATTGAATTATATTCAACTGCTAACGCTTTACTAGGATTGGGGCAAGATATGATATTTACTTTTATTCTAGATGGAATTCAATTACGAGATGTTAAAACTAGATTCCCTAATTCTGAAATAGCTTCTCAAATTGTTGGTGGAATTCTTAAACATCAAATGTCTTTGAGAGAAGGGAAATACGTTTAAATAGAAATAACCTGACTAACGACAATTTTTTCTCTAAGGCGATGGGCTATGGCTTCCTCAAAACTTAGGCCATCTTTAATTCGTTGCCAGAGGGTAGCATAGTTTATGCCAAAATGAGCTGCCCAATCCTTCAAACACTTTGTTTCGCCATTATGGGTATAATTACGATTTCTAGTTGAATAATTTCTATTGGATATTGCAGGAGTTACCCAACGGCAATTACCCGGTTCATAGTTACCGTCTGCTTCAATTCTATCAATTATTTTCCCATTACAGGGTCCCATATATGCAAGAAAAGCCTCAAAATTATATCTCCATTCATCGCAAATGGTAATTCCTCTTCCACCGTAACGAGGATACTTGCGATTGGTTTCACAATAGCAACGATCCTTCATTCCTGACCAACAACTATATTCCGGAGTTATCTGACCATCCTTACAAAAACCATGTTTGAAATTTGCCCCGGCTTTGATAATCTCCCTTTTCAAACATCCACAACTTTTTGTTAGTTTGAGTTTATCTTTAGCAACAATATGATAATTTCCGCATTCGCAGAGGCATTCCCAAAAAGAAGTAGTCCCCCGTTTGTCTTTATCAATTCTAGAAAGACCTAATACAGTCAAACGAAAGAATTGGGTCCCAGTCATATCGGTTGTTCTAGGGGGAACAAGAATCATGAGGCACCCCCTTTCGGAGATGCCCCATGAACAAGAAGGAAAGAACTTTGTAGCACGCCTAAGTACCTGATTCTATTGGGTATTATGCCCCTAAAAATTTCCAGCCCCAGTCGATCTGCAGCGTATCGCCAGCAGCCTTGTTCACGTTCGGAGCCACCAACGCATGGGCTACAAAGGAACCAGCCTGAGTCCGCATTCCCACTTCTCCGATAGACCCGTTGGTTGCTACGCCCGCGCCCCAAGAGAACCGCCAAATTGTCCACTCACCGGAACCCGTACCGAATGAGTTGACATTCTGCGGATAGGAAGCGGAAGTTGCTAGGGACGAAGTAGCAATTAAAGTCCCCAAACCAGTTCCAGCCTTCACCGGAGCGGTGGTATTAACACCAAGCTCTGCCCACATAGATCCCGGCAACACCCCTGCCCCCGACAAATAGACAGAGAGATACTTATCCCCAATAGAGTTTACTAGGTTAAACTTATGACCTTCCTGCTTCAGTGTACCATCAGGGCCATACAAACGGTGACGAACACACCCGAGAATTCCCATTTTCTCAATGGGAAGATCTCCTTCAGTTTCTTTGAGAAACGCCGCCAGTTTTGCATCTAAATCCCTTCTTAATTGCTCATTCATTTTCCCTTCCTCCTTCTCTACATGGGGTGTTCGGAACATTTTGGTTCCCAGTTAGAATCCTTTTTATTATATCGTTTATGGTTCTCCCTTTCTATGAAAAATTACACCAAACGGAAAAGGGTTCCACGATGGACATATATCTTCCCTCCGTAATATCCGTAAGCATCAAATACAACATCCCCATTGGCATGACTGCTAGGATCTGTTTGCCAACCATAAACGTAAACTCCTGTGACACTTTTGGTGAAAGCAGATATACCTATATGATTAGAGGAGGAATCCCAAATATTTCCCCAAGTAGAAGTAGGATCAAATAAAACTTTTGAGTTTGTTCTAAAGGTAGCTTGAAGCCAAACTGTATCCCCATTTGTAAACTCTTTTATGCTCATATTTCCCTCCTTACTTCATTCTGAGGATATTTAATTCAACTCTCCTATCCTGAACGTTTATACTTACTTGGGGATTAAGAGCATCAATCTCCATCAAGAACCGTTTATAAACTGCAAGTGAAACATACAACTTTTCACGAATTATTTTTGCTATTACTTGGTCTAATCCTAACCTATCTAGTACATTAAGCAAATCAGATAAAAATCTTTGATAACTAACTGACCGGAATTGACCATCAGCGAGTCCTACTACGTCATACTGATGAATCCAATAAAGCATCGTTCTAAATTCAGAATCATTTAGAGAAATAGATTCCGTTAATATCAAAACAAGAATCTTTTTCCACTCCGCAGTATCCGTAATTCCAACAGAATCCGTTTGACTACGAAGTATTTCAAGAACTCTTCTCAAACTATCTGTAACTCCAGTAGAATCTGCCACAAATCTATTAACAGAAATAGATCTAAGAAGGAAATCAGAAATCCCCTCCGTTTCTGCCAATTCCCTTATCATTTCCAACTGATAATATTGAGAATCCGTCAATTCGAAGGATTCTGATAAATAACGTAATTTCATAACCAAAGATAATAGAGAATCGGCTAAGGCAACAGAGTCTACGGACATTCTAGTCAAATTAACCGTTCTAGGAGCTATGTCTACAAAAGATAAAGATTCTGATACTATTCTGTTAACATCCAAAATCCTAAGTTGCTCGTCAGACAAATCTAAGGATTCGGCTATGATCCTAGCAACATAAAATATGGCTTGGTAGGAATCCGTAATTCCAACAGGCTCAGACAGAATTCTAGATACAATTAATGCAAGATATTGAATATTTATATCTACAAGACCAACTTCTTCCAATGACTCTCTTTTTACCTTCAATGCTCTTACATAGGAATCGGATAATTCTAATCCTTCCATCATAGCTCTAATGAAACTTAAGGATCGTAACTGGTAATCATTTAAATTTAAGGATTCCCCAATCGTCTTAGCCAATAATTTTACTCTTGCATCTGTCAACCCTAAATTTTCATATAAGGAAAATATTTTTACAATTATCCTATACTGAGAATCTGACAAATCCAGAGATTCAGAAAGAATTTTCTGAAGAGTACGATAACGAACAGTCGAATCAATTATTCCCAATGCTTCCGATAGAGTCTTAGCAATTGATTTGATCAGAGTATCCGAAAGACCCTCAGTATCAAAAAGAATTCGTTGAATCGTCAAATGACGTTGAATGGTATCTGACAATCCCATTGTATCGGAAATTTGTTTTAAAAAAGATTTAATGTTAGAATCAGAAATTCCTAATAAATTACTAATCAATATAGTTTTAATGAAGGCTTGAGATTTATCGTCTACTAATCCAATAACATCTGAAATTTCAGAAACTAGCAAATTAACTTCTATACCATAGAAAATGTCTAAAATTTCAATCGATTCTGAATAGGAACGAACAAAAGATATATGACGATCCAACGTATCGTTTATAGTCAAAGAATCATAAACCGCACGGACCAAATGAATAATATTTGATTGGGAATCAGTAAGTCCAATAGAATCAGATATATTTTTTAAAAGGGACTTAATATGTGTTAAATTATCTGTCATTGCTATAGAATCAGACTCCAACCGAATGTGCCCCATTACTCTATTCAAATAATCAGACGTTCCTCCAGAATCAGATAAATAACGCACCGCCTCCATTAATCTAGAGCTATAATCACTAATTCCCTCTATTTCCAAGAAAGCACGACTATACAAAACCGTTCGGAAAGATACATCATAAAGATTAAAAGCATCAGAAACTATTCTTCCCAAAGTAGAGGATTTAACTTGGGCGTCAGTAATACCAATCGCCTCTGCCACTATTGCAACAAATAGATTTATTTCTGTTTCATAAAATACATCTACTAACCCAATAACATCTGGTTGAGTCAGCCGTTTTACCAATATCCTAGAAACAACATCAGATAATCCAAGAATATCTGAAATATATCTGCTTGCTAAAGAGGCCCTTGCTATAGAATCAGAAACCCCCAAAATATCTGAAAGAACCTTACCAATAGTTTTTGCTTGAAAATCAAATGCACTAGTGGTATCAGAAATAACCCTACTACGAAGGAGTGCCCAAACTTCTGAATCAGTTATTCCCAAAGATTCTGATAGGGTCCTAATTAATGCAATTACTGTAATAGAATGATCGGAAATCCCCATAGAATCAAAAGAGTCACGAATCATGTTTAAATACCGAAGGGAAGAATCGCCTATTTCTTCATTTTCAGAAATAATTCGAGATAGGGATTTAATTATTAATTGATAATCTACTATTCCAATAGAATCAGATAGTTGGGCAACTTTCTGAAGAATACGGTTTATTGAATCTGTCATTCCCTCTGATTCAGATAGAACTCTAACCATATTACCAATCTTACTCAAAGTATCCATAATACCAGTTGATTCTGCAACTATCTTGCCAATCATTTTACTTTGTATATCAGATAATCCCAAAATATCAGAAAGATAACGAACGATGGAATTAATAACTATTTCAGCATCCGTTATTCCAACAGTATCAGTAAGATATTTACGAAGGGTGATATAACGATTATTAGAATCTGCCAAACCTAATGAATCAGAAAGATAACGATTGATAAGATGAACAAGAATAGAAGAATCTGAGATATTCTCACTATCAGATATGTATCTGACTATTTGTCTAATAATTCTTTCGTAATCTCCCAATTCCAACACTTCCGTGGGCCTACGAATCATTGACTTTACAATATCTCTGGAGTCTACTAATCCAAAACTATCCCCAATCGGACGAATAAAGGACAGGGAACAAAGGATAGAGTCTGGAACTCCGATGGATTCTATATTTTCATATCTCCGTACTAACTGTCTATATAGAACATCAGAGATCCCCAAACTATTTGCTAATTCTCTGGTAAAATTAGTTCCGCCCGCCGTATAAGTCACCAGAACCGAAACTGCGGAGGTATAGACCCAATCGACATTCTCATTCGGGCATGTAAGCCGTATGTTCATCGCGTTGATCTGCGATTGAGTCAGAGACAGGCCGGACCACGACGCTATTCCATAGGCGTAACTCGTTTGATTAACTACTACGTTTACAACGGAGGACCAGTTAGACCCGTTGTCGATGGAATATTGAACATCTATCGACTCTGTGCTGCTTTCGCTTTTCGACCATATATAAATACCTATCCCGGTTGCGGTATCTGATGCCCCCATGACGGATACATTCGCCATGGTGAATTCTTCTACGGAGTTGTTGTCCCCGGCAAGCCCTCCATCCGCCTCCGTTTCCGATCCATAAGCATCGTCTACACGCGACCAATGCGGAGGGGCAGACCATCCATTCCAGTTGGTTGTTACATCACTTGCAGGATAGATACGCTCGGTAGCCATCTACCTTACCCCCCACGGGCGGCATTAAGGGACAGGGTCATAGAAACCTCCGGGGTCATCACTGAAATTTATTCTTCAGCAACAAGAGATCACTAATATTTCTATCCTAAATTATTACGATTGCTAAAGAATCTGATACTCCTATAGAATCTCCTACGACAGTAGACGGAACCAGCCCAGAAACCAAGGAATCTGGTATACCCAATGATTCACTTATTATTCTACCTTGTATTATTTTAATTGCTAGCGAATCCGTTACTCCTGCTATATCACTAGTAACGATAAATAGAACGAATCCAGATACTGAGGAATCCAATACACCAGGGGATTCAGAAATTCTTCTATTATAATTCTGAACTTTAATAATAGCATCAGTAATTCCTATAGATTCTGAAAGTCTCCTCTTATGCGTACCCCCCTTCCCATAATCGTCAGCTTCCAGTAATTCCATTATTCTTCTATTATAATTCTGAACTTTAATAGTACCATCTACCATTCCTATGGAATCTACAACTTCAATTTTTACGTTAGCTCCAGAAACATTTACGGTTACTTGATCTGCATTAGCATCATTTGGATTCGCCGTAGGAGAAACGGAGAAAGTGTAATTCATACCATAAGATAAACCAGAGTCGGTGTAATTCAATCCATTGGTAGTTCCTAATAAAATCCAAGAAACGCCACTACTTCTATATACATACCAAGTTAATGCGAAACCTCTCCATAAAAGAGAAACTGAAGAAATTGTTCCTCCACTCCATATTTCTGTAGCAGACAATCCAACACATGCTTGAGATTGCGCTGCCGGAAGAACAGGAGTAACTACAGATCCTGATCTTGTATAAACCTCTGGGACGTATTCTACTCCAGAAAGTTTCCTACGTTGATCAGATGATCTAGAAATCCTCAATATTCTAACAGCCTTAGTTAATTGATCAATTTTCCCAAAATAATATAAAGCGTTAGATGCGGGGGTTTTGACCCAATTTGTTAGAATTTGTAATACAGAGTAATTTCCTGTTCCCATCGTAGCAGCATCAACTTCAATCTCTTCTCTAGAATCATCGTCAATATGTTTTATACCTACCATATATTGAAAAGAAGAATCAATTGCTACTTCTTTATCCAGAGTAATTGTATTTACAGTGGCGGATACTACCCTACCACTTTGACCCCAATTGGGAACGTCATGAGCAACATCTATTATATCCCCTGGACGACAAGCGATGGCATCTACATCTGCATCGAAAGAGACTGTCACCGTGACATAACGGTTACACTTTATTAAAAATGAACCATGGTCTGTTGCTTGGTATCTGCTCGTACAACCATAAAGAATTATTGACGTTTTATTAATTTCTTTATCAGAAGTATCAAAATCGTCGGAATAAACTTCTACTGTTTGACGAATATAATCCATTTCTCTATCAAAATAAGTTATAGCTACAGCATTTGCCCTATCGCCCATCGGTAAAAATTCTTCCGCAAAAGAATCTTTTTTGATATTTCCCATAGTAAATAAAAATCTCTGAACAGCTATTTCTTCTACTTTATCAATAATCACCGTAAACTTGGAACCTAATTGAACGATAGTCCCCCTTCCATTCAAGGAAACCATATCCAATGCTTTACGAAGAGAGAATGCAGTATCAAAATAAATATGAGATTCTAAAGGAATTGGAGTAGGTGCTGCTCCCTCTGAAATATCAATACACCAATCTGCCCATGCTTGAAACGCAGCCAGATCAATTCTAGATGCTGGAACACCTTCACTCTTATACCCCGTGATTGCCATTATGATGAAACCCGCCTTATATCTTTAATAGTCATGCTAAATAACTCCCAAATCAATTATTGTTATGTCATTCCCCGCAGCCTCATCTACTATTCCATAAGGAGGATAATCTACCGTGATGGTCCCTGCGCTTACGCTTAGCACAAAGAAAGTGTCGTTATTCACTGAATTCGTGAAACCCGACACTTGGATGGAATGCCCGGCAACCAAATTCGGCAAACGAATAAGAAACTGGGAAGCAGAGTCGAGCAGACTATTGGATCCCTCCAATCCGGCAACCATGCTTACGGTGACCCATGCTCCAACAGGAGGCTCCTCTATCGGCATTGCCCTATGAAGCGAATGATAAGATACCCAAGCAGGGTTTGAGGCCGATTTCAAAACATATGCCGCCCCAGTCCATACAGGAACAGTGCTCCTAGTCACCAAACAATCAATCTTAGGCATTCCGCCAGAAAGCTGATCAGTAGCAAGAGCACGAATTGCTAATAAAGCCGTACCTGGATATTTAAAAGCATCGTATGTTATCTCTTGTATTGATTCGAACATAATATCATTACCATATCTAGAACCAGACGGAGAGGCGACTGCTAGACGCATCCTAACATCATATGAATTTGCATCTAGTAGATCCTTAAAAAACATTTTTCGTAGGGGTTCTATTTGGCCCCCCGTTATTTCCACATAATTTTGATAGATTAAACTAACAACATTTATAAAATTGCCGAAAATTATCCACCGCCATTCTCCTATAAAATGCGTTCCTTCCCCATATTCTGCCCATACATCAAATGGATACGGCTCTCCGTCATAATGGTCTGTTATAACATTTGATCCAGCCTCTATTTCAAACCATTGAAGACCTATCATGCCCTCTACAGTATCCCAACGTCCGGCAGACCATCTTGCACCAGTATCAATTACAGTGGTGGCATATTCTGCAGTTTGTAATCTATTCCAAGCATTGCCGGCACCACTTACCCTGTATTCTATAAATAACCTAATTGTTTGAGGAGATAATCCACCCCCATCATTAGCATAAAATAATCCTGCAGGAAAAACAATTCCTACTCCCAAACCTTCAACCACATTTCCATCAGTAGTCCGAACAATCCAGCCATTAGTAGCCGTTCCGCCACCAGAATAAGAACCGGTCATTGATAGATAACCATTATCTTCCCAAAATATATCAAAAGTATCATTAGTTACATTACTAATTTGAAAAGTAAAATTATTAATATTATCAATTCCTCCAACGTCAACTATATCGACAAATTGTCCATTAAAAAATCCATGATTCGCAGCTGTAATAGTCATGGTATTTCCATCACCAGAACAACCAGTAATATTAATTGTAACGGGGTCTTGTAACCTTACGCTTACAGAGTGATCATAACGAGAATCCCCGAAAAAAGGGATAACGCCTTGAAAAATCGTTCCTAATCTAGTTTCTATTAAAATTCCCACGAAATTATTAGAGTCTATTTCATTTATTCGAACATCAGAAATACTATCTACCTGATGACCTGCTACGGCGAATAATAAATTTAAATATTGTTTATTTCCAACAATTTCAATAAAATGAGAAATAAGTGGGGGGACAACTCTATGAGTCCCAAACATTTCAGGGAGTGCACCTCCCTCATATAAAGCATTAGCCCCAGGAATCCAACTATATGTTGCGGAAGAATTAATATCACCCATTGACAAATCTGGCATAGAAGCGGGGAAAACTGAGTTTATTAGCATTCCTCCTACGGTCATAAAAGCTGCGGTACCTATACCTACCATAAGTAATCCACCAGTAGATAATGAACCTGCTGTTGCTCCCACCATACCCAAAGATGTGGCATATCCAGCTAACTCCGGTTGCACCGTAACTATTGCTACTACCATTAAAGCAATCATAGCCACAATAGCTAATGGATTCTTCCCATCACCCCCCCTAGGAACAGCACATATAGCTACAGAAGTTCCCACCTTTGGAATTAAATCCAATTTATTTTCATCGGAAATTATATTACCGTCCAAAGATACAGCTATATCATATCCCTCATAAATTACTGGATAATACTCTTTTACCATTTCCCGAATGGAAAGTCCCTCTTCTATCAACATAATCTCACGAGAGTTTAGGGGGTCAAAAGGATTCTTTACAAATGTTAAAGTCAACTTATCCAAGAGTAAAACCCCCTGATTTTCTTAGCGTAAAAAGAATCAGATAGCCTAATCAAATGGGAATTTCTTTTGCGAAGGGTATGAATTACTACCCCATTTCCAAGATATACCCCCAAATGCTGCACTCCCTCGGGAAGTTCTGGATCTAGGGAAAATCCTATCAAATCTCCCTGAGACGGGTATTTCACTGGTTTCCATCTAGATTTTATCTCGTCAGATACTGTAGAAGCTATAGCAAGACTAGCATTACAAGCTATAGGAAAATCCGGAAACTCTCTTCCCAACTTACGATGAACTGCCATACAAAGCCCCCAGCAATCCAACCCTATCTTGGGATCTCTGCCTCCATCTACAAAAGGAATTCCTACCAGATCTCTAAATTTTGATAGTTCTACCATATTATATTCCAAGCCTAATTCCTCCTAATCCGACTCCAGGAAATCCACCAAATCTACTAGAATTATTTCGCAACCTACAATCTGATAGTGTTTTATTACAAGTCATATATGGATATTCGTTCGTACCACCTTGGTAATAACATAATTGGTTAACTGTTTCGTTTGAAAGCGAACCAGAGTATCCCTGCACGCTTATCGTCGGTCCGGCAGATTCCGCAACAGCCGATACAGGCCTAAGAGAATCTACGCCTCCTGGTTGGCCCAACTCCATATTACTAGCATCAATAGTAAGTATCTTGAACCATAAATTATTATACGGATTTGAAAAACCAGATATGAACACCCATTGACCGGAAGTAAAACCGGCTACGAGGAATCCACCAGTTGAGTCTACTAAAACTCCATTATTTGGCACAGTCATGGCGATAGTGGTTGCTACATAAGGATTTCCAGATAGTGTCAACCCCGTTGGGGTATTGAACTTAAATCTACAATGATTTTTCAATATTCTATTTTGGGGAAATCTTTTATTAAATGGATTAGAAGCACCAAGAACAAACGTTGCCCACCGATAGTTTGTCTTGGGCTGTTTTAATTCAAACAAATATTCTACTTCTGGGGTCGCACTAGCCAAATTTTTGGAATTGATAACGTAAATATTTACTTCTACGGGGGAAAAACCATAACGTTTAATATAAGCATCATAATCTTGTAAATATTGTTCCATCACTCTAGATATATTTGAAACTTTTAATTCAACTTGGGGAACTTCTCCCTTGCTTTCCTCTCCTATTTCATCCAATTCAAAAGGGAAGGCTATCCAATTAATACCACTTCCAGTAGGCCATTCTATATTTTCATTGTTACGAATTAATCGAATAGGATCAACTAAACCTGGGATAGTAATTTTTAAAGCTAAATACCAAACACCATCAGAAGAAAGTTTATTCTTCTCCTCTAATGCTACCGATGAGATAGTAAGAGCCAATTATAACTCCATGATAATACAAGATACTTCCCAATAGTAAATTCCCCCACTAATTCCTATGCTACTAGCTTTAATACTATTTCCAATAAATCTGCAATTATTATAATTGATGGAATTTCTTGGATTCGTCCAAACGAAAGAAAGCCCTATATTTGCTATGAAAAAAGCCTGCAGAGCATCTAAATCTGTTTGAGACATAGATTTCCAATTTAATCCCCAACGGCGTATGGCCCTAGAACTAATGGCACGAGCAGCGGAATAATTTGCTTCAAACTCTGTTTCAACTTGGGGTTTGTATAATTCTTCTTCGATCTTAGAAGGAAGACCAATATCTGGCCAAGTTGCCATTACCTACCCCCACCAAAGGCATCCCTCATGCCCATTTTATTCCTTTGAGCGGCGTCCAATACCACAGAAATAATATACTCATCAGGCTTAAATTGAATATCAGATTTAGTAGCTTCCAATTTATCCCCCCCACTTTCATTTATAATCTGAACTGTTACCTTTGAAGGACCGCCCGATCCCGTATTTGGTGAGATGCTTCCAGATGCGCTAGGTCTAAATACCTCTGGGCCTCTCTCCCCTACCCAATAAGCTCCTCCAGCAGAAACAGGGCCTCCCCCCGCCCGAGGGAATGTATATACCCCCCCAGCCCCCGCGCTAGCCCCAGCAAGAGTGTAGCTACCCCCCCAAGATGCCGTAGCAGAACCGGCACCTCCCGCAGCACCCCCTACAGCAGCGGCGACTAAATTCATGCCTAGCCCTGCCCCAAATCCCATAGATTTCATTATTTGCATCTTCAAAGCTGTCATTGCTATATCAATCCAAAGCCGAAGGAAACTCTTTCTCAAATCATCAAAGAATGCACGGAAGGCATCTCCAAGGGATTTGGTTCCCTCCCCAATATTATCTATAAAGTTACCAAAAGCTCCTATGGTAGTATCTATAGCACTGGGAATCAAATTGGTATATTGATCTGCTAAATCTTGATGCAATTTAGAAGCATATTTGGTCATTCCTATTTCTTCCAATTTTGCCGTATTGAGTGTTCGTTGAGCTTCTATCTCCGCCATCTTCCCTTGGTAAGCTTGTTCTGCATACTTTTTGCCTTCGTCAGAAAGTCCTCCAATCGCTATAGCCCTATCCTTTTCTAATTTTAGCAACTCCCCCTCAATCACTTTAGATGCATTCCAATCTCCGGTCAGTTCTGCTATATTAGATTGAAAAGTAAATGTTTCCTTCTTTTGAGTAAATCCTAATTCTAATGCCCTTCTCTTTGCTTCCGCTTCGTTTACCTTACCAAGGATACTCAATATTTCCTCTAATTGAAGAATCTTAATTGCATTTCCTTCCTTATCTTCCATAGCCCTATCCAATATTCTTTGGTATTCCTTAGTAATCAATTCCGCCTTTTTAATCTTCAACTCCAATCCAGCGGCAGTATCACCAACAGCTACAGCCAAACGGGATTCTAATTCCAAAGCATCCTGCTTATGCTTTAACAATCCCGTAGCTATTACGTCCTCAGCTTTATATCTAGTGAAAATACTATTTAATAAATCAACCCTTTTTTCCTCTGCTGTGTTTAACTTACCCGTTACCTTTAATTCCTCTGCTTTAATAAGATATGCTTCTTGTATCAAGTATGCCTGCTGTTCATAATTATCAGTTAAATCTGCTATGGAAGATTGGGCAGAAATAATCGCAGATTCCTTAGCAAGACGATCTACATTTAATTTTTGCATAGCTTCAAGATTAAATTTCATCCTGGCATAATTTTCCGCTTCTATTTGTGTATCATCTCTGGCCCCTAATCCAACCCTATTTTTCAATATGGTAATATCCAGGGATTCTCTTTCCAATTGAAGTTGAGTTTTAAGATTCCCACTCATCCCCGCTATAGCTGCTTCGGCACTCAATATTTCCCCCACCCAACCCAACTTTTCCATATCTTGTTGAATTAATATATGCTTTTTTCTTTGCTCTCCTTGACGTTTAAGAGCATTTTCCAATTCTACACTAGACTTTCCCTCTGCAGATGCCTTTACGATTTCTGCTTGGGTGAGAGAATCTACCAAATATATTTGTTTTTCATATTCCTTATTTTGTGTAGCAATTTGAAGATTAATCTTGGCTATTTTTTCCTCTATTTCTGCTTCTTCTCTACCAGGACCAGTTTTATTAGCTATATATTTTAAATTATAGCTTACGTCTCCAAAAGGCATATCAATAGACCCACCAAGTTCTTTAGGAACTCCTTTTTCAACGAAACCAGATTTAATTTTACTGCCTATTCTAGACAATAAATCATCAGTTATCTTTTTATATTCATAATAAATATTTATCATTTTAGTCATTTTTTCCATCGCAAAATTAATAATATCAGCTACGGGGGTTAAAGCAGATTGTAGTGGAGTAAAAGCAAGAACAATTTCTTTGGACAGTTTTAATATATTTACCAATAAATCATTAACTTCTCTAAAACTTGCTACAACACTTTCATCTACTTTTAGGCCCCCTTCTGTCTGCTTAACCAAATTATTTTGAATATTAATCATTTCTGCCTTTAAATATTCAAACATTGGTCTAAAAGATTCCCCCAAAACCATACTAATAGCATCTTTAACGTTAGATGTAACGCCCATCCAAGTTTTTTGAGCAAGATCCCCTGCTACTCCAAATGCACTAAGTCTACCCATAATAAATGCATATAATCCTTCGGCATCATTTTTATATTTACGAATATCTTCATTTCTAAGGCCCAAAGCAGTAGCAATTAAAGTATTTCTAGGAGTAATTGTCCCCCTCAACATAGACCTAGTTTCTTCAGCCAACATATCTAAATTCAAACCCATAGCACTAGCAGCTTGAACCATAGCTAATGTATACTGCCTAATTTGGTTGGGGCCAAATCCCACAGCTAAACCAGGGGCCACTGTTTGTTGGTATGCCTTAACCAATTGTTGGTATGTAGCTGCAGTTTGAAGATTATCTAATTGTAATTTTTTAGTTATATCAGAGGACATTTCCATTGCAGCATTCAATGCCTCGGTCCCCGTTAAAGCCTTTCCACTAGAATCTACAAACTGCCCCTGAGCAGTGAAGATAGCCGACATTCCCAATTTAGATTGTTCTAAAGTAGCATTATATTCTATTCCCATATCTATCATTTGAGAAAAGCCACTAGCAATCTTCTGAAAAACCCAAACACCTACGAAAGCAGCAATAGTGCGTTGAATGCGTTCCATTGTCCTCTGTAATTTAGATACTTCTTCTACGTGTTGTTTGGTATATTTAGCTGCATCTTTAGATGCTTTAGATGCGTCCTTTTTTGCTTTCTCAACAGCTCTGTCCCCAGCAACTATAGTAGCAGAGGCATCTCTAGCTGCGGCCTCTTCTTTCTTTAAATCCCTATATTTTTCTTGATGGGAGGATCGAACATTTTTAGCACTTTTTAACTCTTCTTGAACAGAGGCAGATAATCGTTTTTCTAAATTTACTCTAGTTGCGGCGACGTTGGCTATTTCCCTAGAATTTTTTGCTACCTCACTAGCTGCTTGGGATTGCGCCATAGTCGTTTTCTTAATTTCGTCCCCAACAGCCTTTTCTGCAGTTTCTTTTAATTTGACAGCTACTTTTTCATCGGATAATGCTTGAGCATTAGCCGTTCTTAATTCACTTTGAGCAGACTTTAAATTTTGGGATTGAGTATCGGCTGCTTCTTTGGCAACTTTTTCTACTTTTCGGGCATTTGTAATTTGATCTTCTACTAAACGGGATTCTTCACGAAGTCTGTTGGCTACTTCTTTAGCTTGGGCAGAAGTAACTGCAGCCCCCGTACTCTCTGCCTCGGCAGCTACTCTTCTAAGAGTGGGAGTTCCATCATCTTTAATTACTAACCTATAAGTTAGATCTTTGTCAGCCAACTCTGGGTTCCTCCTTAGAGGAGGGGGTTTTGGTGGAGGATTCGGCTACTAAAACTGAAGCCATCCTAAGAACCTTAAACAAACACTCTTGAATATCCCCCACTTCTAAAACCCTACAAACTTCTATCACCCCCGTTGGACCTATCCCCCAAGGATCAGAACTTGCTAGTTGAAATACTTCCCATGCCTCAGAATTCTCAGGGTCCACCCCCGGAAAACACTCTAAACACGGGGGAGAAATTTCCTTACCTGCCCGCTCACTTCTAAATTCATAATGCGCTATACAAACATCGCAATAGAATTTAGTCTCCCGCTTTCCTTTAATCCATTCAGCGAGCAGGGTCAGTTTTTTATTTCTGAATCCAGTTTTCGTTCACCATCTTGACGAACTAACTCTGACTGTTCTGAAATAAACTCTCGAAGGGCTATATCATCAAAGATGGCCTTCTTCTTTTCGTCCAAGGAGGCACTAGGGGCGTCTTCTAAATCAATCCCCTCAATATCTTGAAGAATGAAATTGAAAATCTCCCATGTGTACTTCCCCGTATCTATATCTTCCAAGAGAGTAGTAATTTTCCCCTTGTTTTTCCCTTGCTGCAAATCAATTTCTGTGGGAACCCGTTCCCGAATTCTAGAACGAATTGCCAAACCTTCCGAAAGCGGAAGGGGTCGAATCAGAAATCGGACCCCCTCCGCTCCCGGATAATCAAACCATTTTCCTTCTTGAAAACGCTTCAGCTTTAAAGCCATTGGAACACCCCCCTATTTTTATTCTCCGTTAAACCAAGGCAATCTTGCCATACCCAATCACGTTCATAGTGATAGAGGCCACCCCCGCCTTATCATGAACCACGTTGATAGAGGAGATGTAAGCCCCGGCGCCAGTCTCCCCCGTAACGTCCGGGGTCCAATAACTGGTCGAGTCGATATAAAGCCGAATGTCGGTCAGCTTGGTAGCCGCCAACGCCGCATCATGCAGAGCCTTCTGGCCAGTCGTATCGGCAGGGTCATAGAAACCCTCGATGGAAGCCGTCCAAGCCTGCATCCCTGGAATTTTCTTTCCCCAAACGGACCCGAAGACAGATGTGTCGATCTCGTCCATCTTGATATCCATGGTCCATTTACCCAAATTCTCTACCAACACGCTTCCCTTTTTAATGGAAGCATACCGCCCCATTAATACATCGCCCATAGCAATTCTCCTTTCTTACTACTGGTTATTTATCCACTTCTCCTAATTCCCGTTCGACCCACTCCTTATCTTTCAGTCTCTTAAAAAGATTAAAAGCAGCTTTCCAACTTCCCATGGCATTGAGTATTCCAAAAGTAATCCAAAAATGCCTATCTATTGCAAACTCCCGAAGATGGCCAATATCATAAGCGGTGTTAACCAAAAGTTTGAATCCCGCCGCCGTTGCATTTCTAGTAAAATAAGTGTCTTCCCCCCTTCTAATCACCACTATCTTTCCATCCGCCGTTTTCTCTTCCGTCTGGATTCGAAACCATGGTCGTTCCAGTTTTTCAAAGACCTCCCGCTTGATCAAAAGACAAGCAGCACCCGTGGCCCCTGCGTTTACTATATCTCCGAATTTATAATCCTCAAAGGGTTTAAGTAAATCCTCTTTTTCCAATCCCCATATCAAAGGATCATATGGCTCATATCCCCGATAACAAAGTCCCCCCACCATATCAGCGCTATGATCCCGAAGAACTTGAAATAAATCGTTGATCGTAGATTGGGGGTAGACCATATCTGCATCCATAAGCAAAATATGGGTACAGCCTAAACGTAGACCCTCTGCTGCTTGAGATTCTCTCTTCTCAGCTATATCCCCTCCCCTAGATGCTTCCAATAAAACAAAGTCAGGGCGATCCATGGCTAACATAGAAATATGCGTATGGCTATTGACATAGGGCCACGAAAGTGGGCATGCAATACCTAAACGAACGTCATCAGGCCATGGCTTTAAATTAGGATTCAAAAGTTTCCCTCCTCCGTTTTATGTTATGGATTCGCCCTCTCCCATACAAAGACCAATTCTAGATTTGCAATGAACATTGAGATACCATCCCCCGCTATATGCAATACCCCCTCATCCGTTTCGATCCCTAAAATTCGCATATATTTCTTTTGAAAATTGTATTCGTCGCTATCTAAACAAATCAGAACATCTTCGATCAGATTACATTGAGCTTCCTCGGGCTTCTCCGCGCTCTTGGCGTACCCCACCACCCTCGCTCGCATACGACTTAATGTTTTATTTCCCAATTCGTCTTCAAAAGGCTCATCTCCCCCTAACACCATCAGATATGGGAAAGTATGGACTTGATCAAAGAAAACAAATTTTCTAACTACATCTCTAGGAGATGTTTTGAAATTCCTCTCCGTAGAAATATTTTTCAAACAATCCTTCAACCCTTCCAATATGTCGTTTCTAGTGCTCATAACACCTTCCTTAGTACAAATATCCCCAAATACTCAAGCCGAGGAAGAGCGCCAATTTAATAGTAGACTAATTGTACAAAAACTTCTATACTTGAATATATGAAGCTGGTTGTAAATCTGAAATTGAAGCCTACAGAAGAGCAATTGTCTCTCTTGAAGGCTACTCTTGAGATGGCTAACGATGCCTGCAATTATCTCTCTGAGAGAGCTTGGGAAGCAAAGATTTTTGGCCAATACAATATTCACAAACTTGCGTATTATGATACAAGGAAATGTTTTCCTATCACTTCGGAGATGGTTATTCGCTCCATCGCTAAAGTTGCAGATGCCTACAAATTGGGACGAAAGATTCAACGAAAATTTCGAAAAGACTCTGCACAACCCTACGATTCTGCTATTATTCGATTTACCAAAAATGACGTTGTTTCTATTTGGGTTTTGGGGGGCCGACAAAAGATTCCCTTTGTTATGGGGGAGCGTCAAAGAAGTTTGTTTCCCTTCCGAAAGGGCGAAATTGACTTGATAAGAATTAATGGAAAGTTCTATCTCGCCGTCGTTTGTAATATTGATGATCCTGAGTTGATCAAGACCACTGATGTTCTTGGAGTAGATCTTGGTATAGTCAATATCGCAGTAGATTCTCAAGGGAAGACTTATAGCGGGGGGGAAATTAATATAAATCGGTGTAAATTTGAACATAGGAGGTGCAATCTTCAAAAGAAGCAAACCTCTTCTGCGAAAAGAAAACTCAAGAAGATTTCCGGGCAACAAGCTAGATTTCAAAAAGACGTGAATCATTGCATTTCGAAGGCAATCGTTGCAGATGCCAAACGCACCGAATCGGCTATCGCCATAGAGGATCTTAGCGGTATCCGAAAGCGGGCAACGGCCAGAAGGCACCAGCGAGCGCGATTGTCTAATTGGGGGTTCTCTCAACTGAGGGCTTTCATTACTTACAAAGCAGTTCTCTCGGGAATCCCCTTGTATCTTGTCGATCCCCGAAATACTTCTCGGGAGTGCCCTGTTTGTGGACATATCGACAAAGCGAATAGGAAGACAAGGGACGATTTTGTTTGCGTTAAATGCGGCCTCGCTGGGCCAGCAGATACAATCGCGGCTCAAAATATTAGAGCCAGGGCACTTGTCAACGTGCCGATGGTAACGGGTGGATGTGTGGTTGTTTAACATATTTCTCCTAGTTACAAACTCCGTTGTTTAATACGGGGTAGTTGGTTTCTTTTTGACATTATGAATCCCTATAGGCTCTGTCAACTGCGGCCTGAATTAACAATTTTACACGAGGAAGGGATGCCTCAAAAGCCGGTTGTAAATAAGCTCTCTGCGGAATTGGTATATCGTGGGGGCCTGTTTTCCTAAATCTAGCCCAAAACCCCCGCTTCTTCCAAAAGAAAACCATATAAGGAAAATTCCTAGCTTGCGATCCTGGATGGTGAATAGTTCCCCCTAATTCATGAATAGCCGCATACTTTATACCAGATACGCCAAGAGTAATAGAACCAAATACAGTTGGGTCTCCCCCAGTACCGGACATGATCCCCAAAACTCTTTTTCTCAGTAACCCCGTTTTTACTGCCAATATATCTGGTCTAGGGCCAGACAGATATTTCATTTGGGAAACAGATTCCATTAACAAAGCCCCATCATGAAGAGCACGAAGTACATTAGATTGAATAAGTGGGGGAAGTTTAGAAATACTCCCACTTAAAGAAGGCTCCCATTTTAATTCAAAAGAAGTCATCCCAAACTCCCCATCTTTCGATAAGCATCCAAAGCAACCTTGGTTTGGGGAAAGAGAGCATCAATCACATATGTTACATTTCCGCCACCGGGGAGTGCCCTACTGGGAACCCCCAATCCTCCACTAGGCCCCTCCTTGATCTTCCTAGCAACCAACTCAATACAAGCTTGAGAAATAGGAGTCGGAATAACAGTAAATCCCCCTGTATATACAATCTTCACCGCTCCGGGAGATCCACCAACGTCATAGTCAAATTTGATAATACCATTCTCAGAATCGACAAAGTAATCATCCGTATCAATTAAATCGGTGCTTGCGTAAGCCCTATCCCAACTATCCCAAATCTGAACAGCAGGGGAAGATGCTATAGGGTATCTATCAAGAAATATCCGGTTAGATCCTCCATCGTGGTATTCAGTTACCGCTGCTTGCTCAAAAACTCTATTACAATACTCATCAATAAAAGCCTGGGAAGAAATAATCAAAGCTTCTATCAAAGCATCCTTTTCAACCTCAGTTTCCCTAATATCTAAATATAACTTTACTTCTGCTTTCGTGCAATAGGCCATATTAATTACCTCTTATTGATAATCCTTCTCTAATAGCATTAACTAGATTTTCAGCGGAGTTTTCCCAAGTGAATCTTGCCTTTATCCTCGCGCTTGCTAATCTGCCTTTTTGCAAGGCATGCTTATAATTATTTTTAACATAAATCATATTTTCTATTAAATCTTTAACATCGGGTAAGGCCGCTTCTACCTTACCCATATTTCCAAAAATAGGGGAAGTCATATCCATCAAACCCAAACTATATTTTAAGGGGTAGCCTACTTTTGAATCGAAAAAGTCCAGCACTCCGCTAAAACCAGTTGCTATACAAGGCAACCCAGTAGCCATGGCCTCTGCCAAAGGAAGGCCCCACCCCTCACCCCGAGTAGGCCAAACAAAACAATGAGCATCTTGATAAATTTTGATCATTTCCTCTCTAGTGGCGATTCTACTGTCTAAAATCACGTTTCCCTTTCTCTGTATTGTGACATTAGGGACACGCGTTGTCTTAATATATAACTCTATTTCTGGATTATTAGAAAGACCTAATTTCCCCCAAACATAGATAAGTTCTTGATAGCCTTTCCTTGGATTCGGTGCACCTATCCATAAATACCGAAACTTTTTTGGATTCTTTTTTCTAAGAACAAATCTGAAATCTTCTTCTACCCCATGGGGAACTACCCAAATTTTATTTTCTGGAAAATGGGGGGAAAAAACACCCTTCACAAAAGTACTGGGCACTAGTATAAAATCTGCCTTTTGTATTTTCTCGGCATACAACGGATGCAACGATAGGGCCTCGAACATCGTAAAAAGAAAAGTCGGTTTATTTGGTCGATGATCGAATATCTCTGGTGTAGAAATATATAAACAAGCCTCTGCTTCCTCTACAGAACCCACCAATATAACATCGTCCCTCATTTTAATATATTTTTTTAACATTTCATTATGAACGCGATAGCCGAATAAATTCCCGATATTTTGATCGTTGGTAACAGTTCCCCAAAAAAGTTTTAAAATATTCATTCTACCAATCCTTTCTTTTCTTTTCTTTTTACCCAAGCTTCCTTCATTTTTCTTTTAGATTCTTCTGATTTTGGTTTTCTCATTTTTTGCTTGGTCTCTTCACTATGATGCTTTCCTCGCATACCATAATTTTCCCCAGATGCCGACTCCCTTATCTTTCGTTTATGTTCGTCAGAAAGTTTTTTTCCTACCAATGATTTTCTTATTTTTTGTTTAGTCTCTTCGGGGGTAATTTTACCGTAATTATTATTATTTTCCCCCCGACGGTCTAAACTCATTTTACGTATAGTCTCTTCACTATGGCAATACCGTTTACCATAACGATGGTGTTTTTCCCCAAACAACCTGTAAAAAGGATGATCTTCCCCCGACCCCGTACCTTCCCCCCCAAGACCAATATTATACCCAACATTTGGATTTCTAGCATCATAGAATTTAATCCAAAATATTTCTTTTAAGCAAAGTTCATTTTTATTATCGGATTTATCTATCACTACCCTTTTAAAATTTTGTTTGCCATATTTTTTTTAAAGAACGAAGGAAAAATTTACCAGATCCCAAATATTTAGAATCTCTTTTCCCACTTCTACCAATATAAATTTTACCATTTATATTATTAGTCGTTTTGTAAATAATACTATACTTGAGGGGAATTAATTTTCTCAATTTCCCTCCGGAATGAACTTAGTGATGCAAAATCCGAACTTCTCTTTAGATAATTCCATTATTTTGAATCGCTTATCTTCCTTTATTTTTACAAGAGAATTATAATGCTTTACATGATAAATATCGTCAAGTGCTATAATACAAGGCCCCTTCAACATAGGAATCAAAGTATCAAACTCTAGCTCCCCCACGTGACCACCACTATCCAACAATACTAAATCAGGGGTTTGTTCCAACTTTTCTAAACACGTTATTAACAACCCCTCAGGAACATCACCAAAATTAGTTTCTTCAAAATATTTATTTACCCTAATATCTTTATTATGATCTATATACACATAGTCAGGCCAAATAGTATCTAAAAACATCTCCCTTATTTTATCTCTATTTGGCAGCTGTTTTCTATAAATAGATAAACCATTCTCCAGAGTTACAAATTCCAAAAGCCCTAAATTTCTAAGATGAATATATGCAGACCTAAAATATTGGGGGTTAACTTCTATAGAATAAAATTTTTCTAAATCAATATTAAAATCTCTTACAGCAGATGCTATTACTGTGGTAGTCCCCTCTCCCAAATAAGTCCCTGTTTCAATAATCTTCCTTGGCTTAGTTTCTTTAATAATCTCTCTCAAGATTTTACCAAAAACGGAGAGGGAATCTACCATCATTAAATTCACTTGATTTCCACCTTTCTTCCCAATACGATAGATACCATGGCTTTATGATTCAATAACATTGTTTTCACTACATCCCAAGTTTTAGCTACGTCGGGGTAAGATGCCTGAGTATAATCATGAAAAGCCACTATACCTTCGTTCTTTACCCAAGGATAAACCAAAATAAATTCGTTCAAAATACTAGGAAGACAATGAGAAGTATCATTAAATACCATATCTATTTTTACTCCTCCAGTCAACTTTTCCCAATTTCGTAAAACATCTCCAGCAAATCCTCTCAACGGAATTACATTTTCAGAAAGTCCAAATTTATTTATAGTTTCTTTCCAACTAGTAAACCAAGATTCTGTCCCCCAAAGATCAATACAATATAATTTTCTTTTAGTTCCTAAACAGGGAAATCCTAAAGACACCGAAGATTTCCCCAAATAACTCCCCATTTCGACTATAGCGCCATCCTCTGGCATTTGGGCCGCCATATTAAATAAAAACTCGTCTTCTCCAGGAAGAAGAAGACCCTCCACAGATTCGATCCTATCTTTAAAATCTGAATAATGAGGAATCATTTATTCTCTCCTTTAAACGAATAATATTTCAATCTAGCTAATCTCATTTTTTGTTTGGTCTCTTCGGAATGGCATCTGCCCAAAGCCTTTTTTATATGCATTTTACTAAACACCTTCCCCATATTTATATAAATTCGAATTTACTAAATTTATCCTTATCAGTAAAATGATTTAATAATTCTTTATCTTTCAAAAAGAAAAATATCATCAATGGCTTATCTTTTATAGGAATTTTATCATCTAATTCTATTAATCGTTTTTTCTCTTCATCTATTTTTCCTAAATTAATATTATCAATATCATGTCGTCCAAAATGAACGGAGGAATAAGTCCAAACAAAGTTTTTAATTCCGTATGATAACCCGATTTTAATTAACTCATGTGAAGAAAAACCAAATACATAGTTACCTACGATTTCATATTTATTAAAATGATATTTTGGATCATTATCCCCACTAGGTTCTATTAAAATAACCCCCCTTTTTGCCACCCTAAACATTTCATACAATCCTTTATACGGCATGGACATATGGTGAAGGGATTCTTTTATAAAAACAAAATCAAATGAATCGTCTTCAAAAGTTAAATTTCCTATATCTTGATTAGAAAATTCATCTACTAGTCCCAATTTATGGGATACTTCTATCAAACACGGTTGCCAATCCGAAGCGTGGACTTTGTGATTAGAATTTATTCTTTTTATATGAATTGCTTCTCTACCACAATATCCGTCCCCCAAAGTAATAATGGTAGATGGGGGAATATTTTGAAAAAATTCTTTAATATGATCTATACAATAAGTATGCATCCAACTCCAAATACTATCAGGGTTGACAAAACCATCCCACTTTTCTGGTCCACCTTCTAATATATCCCGGTACCATTTTATATGCCAATCCTTCTGCAAAATGTCTATATTATTCATTCTATGCACTCTCCCGGATATAATAACTTCCCACGTTTCTTTTCATCCCAATTTTCTATAATGGCGTTATTTGCCCAAGGAAGATACATACTGACATCTATCCTCGCACCCCTACTTTTTTGCAAATTTCTCCAATAACTACAAGCATCCCTATATCCATAATATATTTCCTTGAATAAAACTTGTTGGGGAATTACATAGGCAAAGTGTTGAAAAGTTATTCCCTTTACTAGAGTATCATCCCTACTTATAAAACTTTTTCTTCCGCAATCAATACCATCTTTATCTACCAATGTGGGCGGTTCATGCTTGCTCCAATACATTCCTTTATTAAACCTAAATATTCTCAACCAATCTTCCGGTAAAGTGGCCCAAGTATTCATAGAAACCACAAATTTAGTGGGTCCTACAAAATAATGGCAATATACAAAAGCTGACATTTTATTTGGATTATTTTTAAACATATCCACCATTTTAGAAATTCCATCTAAATCCCAAAGCTCATCTACATCTATTTGCCAAAGAAGGCACTGATCAGGGAGATAAGGAATAGGAGCATTTACCATTTCTACTTTTCCATCCCAAAAATTACCCAAATCTTTTCTATATACAGAAATATTATTAGGAAAATCCTTTTTCAGAGTATCTATATATTCGGTTGTTCCATCATTACTTAATCCATTCCTATGAAGTTTTTCCGTAATCATACCCCCCGTTTTTAAAGACCAAGAAGTATCGTATTTTAAATCCGCAATTCCTTCTATAATATGCCAATGCCAATCGAAGGGGAGATTTTTCAGAACCTTTATATGGTACTTTATAAAGGGCATTCCATTTAATACTATGGTAAAAAAATGAATAGTCAATTTATCTCCTTTAAATATCTATACTAGGTGGTATAGGTTCTGCAATACTACCAAATAATATGTTGTTCCAAAAATGTTTAGTAGAATCAGCAGGGATTTTCTTCCCACTTGAATTTACTTTATTAGCCCAACCCTGAAGAATATTTATATTATTTTCAGTGGTATTATAAAAAACATCCTCCGTATTTACCCAATAATCATCATTTATTTTATTTCCCAATTGTTTGTAAACCTCTGTTCCGGGGAGTACATATAAAATAGCGGTGCTGGGGGAATCCGTCATAGGAACCGTATTTAAAAATTCACATGTTTCTTTAATAGTTTGAGAACTCTCCCCTGGATACCCCACCATAGTAAAAGCACCAGTAGTTAATACTCCCTCATATTTAGAACATAATTCATAAGTCCTTTTAATTTGTTCTAAACTAATTTTTTTACTCATAGATTGAAGCATAGTTTTAGACCCAGACTCTACCCCCCAACAAATATGACGACACCCCGCCTCCACCATAATATCTAACATTTCCCTAGAAACGGGGTGGACTCTGCCTTGAGCTGCCCAAACTAAATCAAACTTCCTTTCTATCATTCCTTTACAAATTTCTTGAACTCTGGATGGAGACAAATTAAAAGAATCGTCGTGGAAAAGTAATTTATTTATTCCATAAAGTTCAATCTGCCTTTCTATTTCATTCAAAACCCAATCTACGGAGTGTGCCCTAACTTTTTGGCCCCAATAATGACTGGTAGAACAATATCCGCATTTAGCTGGGCAACCCCTAGAAGTAATAATACTTCCCATCCCACTATTTTTTATCATTTGTTCTGCATAACTAAAATCAGGGTGAGGAAGACAATCAAGATTATCTATGGGACTTACGGGATCATTTACAAAAATATTTCCAGATTCATTTTTATATGCCACCCCCCTAAGATCAGAGGGTAATTTTCCATTATCAATTATATGACATAAATCTCTAAGAGTATTTTCTCCTTCCCCCATTACCACATAATCGGCACCATAATTTTCTATCATCTGATGGGGAAGAAAAGTAGGATGAACTCCCCCTAAAATTATTTTAGTTTTGGGCGAAATACTTCTCACCGTTTTAATTCCCCTCCTGACATTTCCCCTATTAAAAGTAGTGCAAGTGAAACCCACAATATCGGGTAGTAATTTTTTTATTAATTTAGGAAAAATACTCTCCATATGGGATTGTTTTTGAAAATGTATAGACCGAACATCCCTATCTCTGCTCAAAGAAGAATGAAGATAACCTATCCCTAACGGATACAAAGGCCAGTTCCCCGTATGAAGCCCCGGTAAAGATGCCAACAATAGCCCACTTGATTTGTCCGGTACGATGGGGGACTTTCTAATTACAGTAGATACCCTCTCACCTTCCCAATTGATCTTAGGAACAGCCATAGCAAGAGATCTGCCATGGTAATCCTTCAAGGGAGAAAACGTTCTACGACCCACTGCCAAACCCAATTGATTAACCAAATGTGCTATACAACTATCTACACAGTAAACTTCTTTTGCTTTCTCTACCACCCGTATCCAATCAAAAACAGTGAAACCAGTCTTAGCCATAATTTCTATAGAATTTATTTTACCAAAATTTATTCTTCCTTTAGATCCAACGGAGTGCGTTAATACGAATTCCCCCAATATACATAAAGATTTTTCCAAATCCAATTCTTTTTGAAAATTTCTATTTATAACCAAATTAAATCGCTCCTCGAAAGGAACGCAAGCTTCTTTATATTTCCACTCATCAAAAGACATACCAGAATTAACCCACTCAGATTCATCTTTTCCAAATCCTATACCTAAATCTAGTATCTGAGAAACACCCTTATTTTTCAGTACCTCTTTAGACTTTTTATAAGAACCCCCTAAACCAGAACCCAAATCAACAACATCGACATAATTTACGTAATCGAACAAATTTATATATTCTGATACTACTGGCCAAATTACTCTATAACCCAAATCGTGAAACCACTTAGCTATGGGAAGAACGATTATTATATCACCAATTCTACCGGGTTGTATTAATCCTAAAGATTTATGTTTTTCTTCTAAAGAATCTTCGATACTACCTTCTGACTGTTTAAACCAATTAAAAGATTGCCTTTTGGTATCAGATATACCCATAGATTGTAATTGTTTACGATTGAACGTAGATTCCTTATCATCAGCATTCCAAACTTGAGGATGCAAAACATGGTAAATTTCCCCATAGCGAAGGTCAACTTTATCTCTGCCATATTTCTGGAAACACCAAACAGCTAAACCATCATCCCAAGAAGCCCCCCCCAAAACCATATCTTTTACATTTGCTACTATATCTCTTATTACTTGCGCTTCTCCTATAAAACCATCTTTACCACAAAATACTTGGTTCTTCTTCTCCAATTTATAAATAGAATCTTGAGCAGATCCTTTATGATCCATTCTATGATGAAAAGATATCTTTTTTCCTTCAGAAGGAATCAAACTTTTTATAATAGATCCTGGGGGAAGGATAACATCAGAATTAAAATAACCGTAATACTTCTCATAAGGAAAAAGTTTAATTAATCTAGAAAGAATATCTATTAAATAAGGCTGCGTTCTATTATTCAATCCTTCTGTTTTAGAATTTTTTTCCGTGAATATTTGGCTACATATACCATTCCCAGGTGGGATGATCCCCAGATCTGTTAAAACAAAAACGGTTTCCGGATAAATCCAACTTTCTATTGCCCGTTGAATTCTACTTCCACCATAATAATAAGGAATAGCTATTCTCATACCTTCATCAGACGTTTTATAAATAATTTTGTTGCGTTTTAAAAAAGAAGAGTTTTTAGGAAAATTATCCATAACTACATTTGATTTTTTATTCTCCATTTGATCCTGTATAGTAGATATAGAAACAAATTCGATAGAATCCAAAAGAAAACCACCACATTTAGAAGAGGGGCAACGCAATAAAGAATCCAAACCAAATTTAACTAAAAAAGATTCATCACATTTCTGGCAACGGAGGATTAAGGCATTATACTCAAAATCTTCTGGGTGGGAAACAAAACCACTCTTATTACCACAAGATTGGCAAGTTAAAGTAGCCCTAGTAGGATGCTTAAAGGTTTTTGTTTTTTTGCACTTACTACAAATTATTGTAAAATCCGGCATTTCCCTCCCCTTAGCCCTTGGGAGTAAGGGGTTTTCTAATTTTCAGTACAGGGACTACAGCAGGGACAACGACAGGAAAAGTTAATTTCCAAGAACATCCCGAGGAATGACTACCCAAAAAACTCTCTCCTTTCTTCACAAAAACTGGGGGAAAGACATCTCCCGGGTCTTTACTAGAAATAGGGGACACTATAACATCAGCATCGAATTTAATATCCCCGCAACCACAAGACTGACAACCTAAATGACGAGGGCCTTCCCCAGAAATAATAGTCTCTGCTAAACAATTCTCACACTTGAAGGAAGCCTTCATTTCTGAATTACCTCCGTTTTGGTTTGTACCATTTCCTTGATATCTCTACTTCCGCACTTAGGACATTTGGCATACATACCCTCTCCCCAAGGAGAAAATATAGTCTTGCATTTTCCGCAAACGTACTTGGTGGATTTGGGAGTAGGATTTTGTATCATGTCGCCCTCCTGCAATTTCCCCTGTGGGTGGGGGTGGGATTATTTTAGATTCACGGAGGGCACCTGAATCCATATTCCAATAACCCCACATCTGGGAACGGAGGAACCCAGATGTTTTACCCCCGCTTGAATCGCCCTCCAACCGTAAGGGGGGCGGGAAGCCCCGCCCCCCTGTAACCAACGTACCTTACTACGACTTACGAAGAGGTCAGCATCCGGACAAGGCCATTCCGAAGTCCGATCTTCATGCCCCAACGCTGGTACAACTTATACCGCATCCGGTTGGTAGTCCACAGGCCATACGGATCTGCGGAAAGGGTGGATACTTCAAGCCTACGTCCAACCCCAAGATACCGAAGATTACCGAAGGCCAAGAAAGCCGTGGAAGCCCCCGTAGTGGAAGGCATCTTCATGACTTCCGAGTACGGGAACCCCAAAATGGTCCCTGAAGTGGGCTGACCAACAGTATCGTAGAAGATCGGGCGATTCTGGTCATCCTTCAACGTCCGAACCAGATGGAGTCCCTGTCCATGCATCCAGAACCGGGCACCCTGCTTCCGCAGACCGTCCAGCTTGGCAATCATACTGGAGAAGTCCGTGAAGGTGACGTCAGAGAAGGAAGACCCACCAAGCGTAACAGAATACCCGGCACCCGTCGCATCCAGAATACCGAAGAACGGAGAGCCAGAACCGTTAAATGCCTGATTATCCAGTTCCTGTCCCGCCGCCTCTGCCAGAGCCGCCGTCAGCCAAGAAACGATGTCCGAGCGGGCATCCATCAAGGTGGCATTCTTCACAACACTGTATGCCGAAAGCTCGTTGGCATCCAGCTCAACTTCTGTAATTCCCGGCTCGGACTGTGAGGTGGTATTCCCCCAAGCAACTGATGCAGATGCAGTCTCAGACGGGAAGGACTGCTTATCCGAGGACATAGGCCAAATCCGGGAGTACTGCAGAACTACAGAAACCTCACGGGCAAACGCAAGGATTTCTGAATCCACAATATCCGGGAGGGGGAAAGTATTTCCGGAATCCCCGACTGCTGTCTTCATCTGGGGACCAAAATACTTCCAAAACTGATCTTTTGCTCTCCAATCCTGCTGAAGAGTGTGACGAAGGAAAAGAGCATAAAACTTTGCCATCTCCAACCTAGTAGGCTCATCAATGACATGGTTCGGGTGGACCGTTCGAGACATGAGTTCTTTGCCCTGGAAGGCAAGTTCATAATGCCCCATGATACTCTTCAGTTCATCCGAGGCCGAATCTACTGTGGGACCTGTCTTCGGATTCGGGGGAAGAAACCCACGATCCACCGCCTTCCTGTAGGCTTCCAACGCATCGCCCTGCTGATCAGCCTTCTCCTTGATATCACTAAGACTGGTGGCCATCTCACGAACAATCCCAGTTAGTTCCACGATGGGATCAGGCGGGTTGACGTTGGTGCGATCCTCCACCTCAAATTTCTCGATACTCGCATCCGCTTCCTGCTCTGGGGTTGCGAGAACCAAAACGCCAGTAGCTGACTTAACGAACTTCTTAACCATAACTGCCTCCTTAAAGTTTTATGTTTTTCATCGCCTTCGCTACTTCAACTAAAGCTAATCTCAAACTGTTCAACGATTCCTTGCTGTACTTCTCTGTGGGAGGATTTTCTATCTTTCCCCTCCCCTGATTGAAAGCCTCTTTCAAAATAAAATCCGACGTTCCATTTCCAGACTTGGGTTTCCTCTGGATCTCTTCAAGGGCTTTCGCCAAAGAGTCCTGGATACCCTTTATCTCTGCAACCATTGACTCTAAAGTCTGGTTGCTAATAAATAACTCTTCCTTAATCTTACGGATTTCCTCAGAAAAATCTACCATTAATTCTTCTACATCGAAAACAGAAGTCATTTCTGGAACGGGTTTATCAAATTTCTTATAGTACCCCGCCAAGAAATTATGGGCTTTCTTCTTATCTACATCAGAAGCATTCATTCCGCCACGAGCACCATGAACAGCACTCATAGCTCGCATAACTCCACCCCAAACCGCAGTGAGTTTTCCATCCTTTACATCTGCAAAGGGAAGTTTATAAGACCCAAAACTTTCCTTGTTAGCCCCATCCCTCATTACAAATCCCTTGCCATATTTCTCCCAATTCATCTTATCCTTATCTGGACCCCCACAAAGCTCTTTCATTCTAGCAATAGCCGCTTTCCCATCCCAAGATGAATCGGGGTTGATGGGAAGATCCCCCGACCCACACATATCCATCGTCATCTCTTTTTCCCCCTCTGGAGGATCTTCTACGACTTCCTCTACTGGGGGAGAAATTTTGGTATCCTCTTCTACAACTTCTGGGGCAATAGTGAGAGTCACGTCATCTTCAGACTTATTCAAATTCTCTGCCACTTGAACTTGAATAGTAGTCTCGTCAACGATCTCCGTTTCTGATTTATCTAATTCATCAATGATATCATCTTCCTTCTCTGGACGAGGGATTAGCGTTGCCCCCGTAAGATATTTCAAAAGATCATCATCTTTAAATCCAAAATTCTTTCCCTTCAAAGCATTCTGAACCGCACTAGGATTAGACGGAACTGCGCATCCTGAAAGTTCCAAAAGTTCCTGACCAATATACTCTCTTCCATATGGATTTCTACGATTATCATCGTTCTTATCCTCTTCAATAGGATTCCACTTCATAGGAATAAATCCCACTGAAGAAGCGTTAATTATCTTTTCCTCGTACAATTCCAAAATCATATCAGCGAAGGGGTAAATCCCCTTTGTGGGGAACTGAAGCAAAAACTCCATCCTAGGGGGTTCTTTCTTTTTTGTAACCTTTTCGGCCCTAGCAAGAGGGACTGACCCATAATTGTGGGCCCAAAGGAAAACGGGGTTCTTCTTGTAGTTATCCATATTCCAACCGGACAACCGGATAATATCACCGTCTCTATCCTTGGTCTCATCTGTCCCTGTCATAACGAGGGTTCGTTTCATCATATCTACAGATTTAACCACCCCCGAGTAATCGGAACTGAAAACTTCTTTTCCTTGATACTTTACGGGGGTTCCGTCCTGACCTACTAATTTGGCAGCCATTGTAACCTCCTTCTAATTATCAAGTTTCCAAAAGGAAATGACTTTCAAAAACTACGGTTTCAATGCAACGACACTGCACAACTTGTCTTGCTGGTCCTTGGGGATCTCCTGGATATCTTAAAGAACTCCCATCAGGCAAAACCCACATATTTCCCACCTTAACTGTTTTTCCGTGCATTGCTCTATGAGCCATCCGTACTCTTTCGTCCATTGCAGTAAACCATCTTTTCTCTCTATATCCAGATCGGTTTATCGCTAAACTTCTGCCTTCTCCAGCTGCCCCGAGAATTTCAGTACGAGCAATGATTTTAGCTCTGCTATTAGACATATTGAAAACATTTCTAATGCGAGCCGCTATCTCATCAATCGTTTCTCCTTTTTCATACGCCTCCATTAATTCTACCCGTATCTGATCTTTAATAGTTTGAATAATTCCCTTAATTTGAATATTTTTCGTTGCTAAAAATGCTAATGCTTCGGGGTCAGATAAACTAAATACAATGGAAGAACCAATATCGTCTAACATAGTAGTAAAACCCACTATTATAGCATCCCCGTAAAGGGGATCAGTAAATTTAGAAATATTTTTAGAATCCTCTGAAAAAAGCTCATCATCCAAATCCTTGGGAGCCTTGGTATTTTTATACAAACTCTCCAAAGACCTACTCCTCATATCCATAAATACTCTTGTCACCTTCTTTTCGAACTTCTCTTCCAAAGGGGCAGTCTTTTGAATAAAATTATTCCAACTTTGCTCTCCTCTAGCTTCGTCTTTATCCGATAATTTCTCCTCTCCCCCTTCCGTCAACGCCTTCGGAGGCTTTGGCGGGGGAAGCGCAGGGGGTGATACAGGGGGTGGCGGCAACTCTGGCACGGTTGGCTTTGGCGGATTGAGGGCACGGTCCACCGGTTGCAAATTAACTGCGACAAACGCAACGTTACGCCAAGGCTTATTACCAAATCCCATATCGAGTCGCTGATTGATCTCATTGGCAGCGAACCCCATTTGCCAAAGTTTATATCCCGTCTCTACCTTTTCCTTCAACGCTTCTTTCAAAGCTGCTACGGTGGTGGTATCAAATATCAACCGAAGATCGGAATTCTGACGAAACAGAATAAAATTCAACGCCGAAGTAGTTAATGACATTAAGGGAAGGTTAGTACCTTCCCACCACTCCTTGCGCTCAGCCTGTGCTGTGGCGTAATTCACATCTTCCATAACCGAAACAATGGCCTTTTTCATACCAAAAATCTGATAGATTCTTTCCGCTGTTTGTTTTCTTAAATCCCCAAATTCCATATCTCTTTGATTCAAACCTGTTTGAGTATACTTTAATCCTTGCTCCAATACTGCAATACGATGGGCTTTCTTAAACCCTTGATGACGAGACTCGAATTGTTCTCTAGTACGATTGAATTGTTTATCTCCTAATTTTTGCTCAGTAGAAATTACCCCGCCAGGGGAAGCCCCTTCATCAAAGAATACAGATGTATAAAAAGATGCTTTATAATCAACTACTATACTCATTTTTCCTGCTTCTAAAGGAGATATTCCTTTCAACGGGTCGTAGGGGTTGAATAAATATACCCTAGCAACCTCATCTACATGCAAAGGAATTCCTTCAGCAGTGGAGGATAGTCCACCTTCGGTGAATTGCCCTGATTGATTATAAAGCCACCCTAACAAAAGATTCGTTTTGGGATCTTTCATCGGCCTGATAAACTTATTTCTCACCACCCAAAGGGAGCCGGGGGGACCCAAACCGGGGGGATAAGGAACAATGAAAACTTCTCCATCGTGCAATAGATAAGTAATAATAGACTCCACAAAAGAATATCTATCAGTAATATAATTGGGTCTAATAAATAACTGAGACCAAGGATCAGTATCCGGAAGGGGTTTATACTCCCCACTAAGACCAAAGTTCCGAACCACTATCAAAGGAACTTGAGAAATGGCCTTAGCAGTGGTAGAAATACAAATATAAACTAAATCCGATTTCTTATAAGGCTCTCGCATTACATCATCTTCAGTTACCCCCAACATTTGCTTATTACGAAGGAAAACGGCATCAATGGCGTTCTTAGTGATTGGGCTTTTCCGAAGTAATTCCAATCGCGTTGTCATCCTTCTCCCCTATACAATAAAACGCTTGAGTTTAACTATAGTATGTATCAAAGATATTCACTACTATTTTTTATTTTTTATCAATTTATCCCAAGTCTCTTGGTCAATATTTATATGATCCTTATCTGTTATTAATGATGGGGAGGAAATATTTTTAGTAGCTGGAATCACAAACTCCTTAAATAAAAAACCTAATATCACTAATAACAAAAGAGTACATTGGGCTAAAATACCCAATTTTAAATTACTTATTTTATTATTAGTAAAATTAGTAGACTCTACCACCTTAGTTTTATGTTGTTCAAAAGACAAGGATAATTGATAAATAGAATCTTTAATAGCCCCCGCTTCGATTCGAAATCCATCAGTTGCTGCTTCTATTCGAGATAATTTGGCTAAATCATTTCCCCTATGACTACACCCTTCAGTTATGAGGGCATCTACTTTAGTATCTAAATCCCTCATCCATTCTCTAAGGTTAGCGATCTCCCTATCCATTTGATCCCCCTTGGGGATTATTATTTGATCTTCAGGGCCTACGTCGGTATTCCTAGCATATTCTCTACTATTCGAAGGGGGCATCATTCGTCCTCTGACGAAGGCTTTTTACCAACATCCTCCAAAAGAAAATTTATATAATCTCTTATCAAAAACCTAGCAGTAATTCCCACCGCAAAAATTATCAAAATCCAAAAAGTTGCTTTAGCAATAGACTCCGCCATCATTTCATTAAACATGTGTCCTCCATCATAAAAATCTTACCAACTCCCTCTCCACATCTGCATAGTCCATAGAAAAAGCCAACATCATACACTCAGCCTTATCCGGACTACGACCCCCCAAATCTTTCTTAATCGTATCCTTATCTGCTATTTTAATCTTCCCACTCCGTAAAAATTCTATTTTTATTTTGGATAGTTCATGGGCTAATTCTTCATCGTCTATAGCCACAAGGCCATTTTCAAACAATTTTTTCAAATTCCAATAATATTGGGCACGCTTATTAAGAAATAATTTTGCCTCATCTGGATCGGAAGGGTCGGGCTGTTCCGCCACGTTCACTCCGTTAGTGGGGAATTCTTCTTCTAGCAAAATATCTACAACCCCACCACCAACCCCGATGTCATCTACGTTAATCGGGGGGAAGAAAATTTCCTCCTCTGATTTTTCCTTCTCTTCTTTACCTTCCTTCTGAAATCTCTTTTCCAAATCATTCAAATTCCTATACTTAAATTCAGGGATAAATTCATTATAAATATCTATCATTTTACCCGCCGTTTCTGTTTCCCTTTTCTTTTGGGTAGCCTCATGTATTTTGAAAAGCCCCGATTTATAACGTATTCCGTAAGTGGTGCTATCAGAACCTTGACGAGCAACGTCCAAACCAAAAGCATAAATCCAATCTGCCGGTAATAAATTTTCCCTGCCTTTTTCTAATGCCTTCTCAATATATCGAATAGGAATGAGAGTATCTTTACTTTCTTGAGGAAACTCCCCCAAAACTCTAATTCGAAAGAGATTGGAATCTCTCCCCCATTTCTTTTCTTTTTCGTCCACCCATTTCTTAACCGTAAGTTTAGGATAAATTATCATATCATGACGAATATTGGGACAATCATAACAACTAAGAGTAAATGTTTTAAATCCAGATCCTGGTTTAAAAGTATCCGCAAAAGGACTAGTAGGATCAGTGGGGTTGCCTATATAAAGAACAAATGTGCTTTCAGAAGTTAAAAGAGCGTCTAACGATTCAAATACACTATGGGCTACTCCCCCAGCTTCGTCCACAATAACAAAAATGTTCTCTTCGTGAATACCCGTGATATTATCCATTGGTTTATCTGTAGCAAATCCTTCGACGAACCACTTAGGACCCAAATCCAAACTAACTTGATTCATCTTTCCACCCAAAGGAGTACGAGCGCGAGAATATTGATAATGAATCTCTCCCCACAAGGCGCGTCTGACTTGCCTGAATGAAGGTGCTGTAGTCATTCCTGTTGCATGCCATACATAAGCCAAATATAAAGTAATTCCTGCAGACAGCATGGTCTTCCCGACACCATGTCCAGACTTGACTGATACTTTTCTATGATCTACTAATGCTTTTATGATTTCCCTTTGTTTACTCCAAAGAGGAACAGGATCTCCA